TAATGGCTATAACTTATAATACAGATATCCATATAAAGTTTTCTGGAGTCGTTAAAGCAGATGAGTACTTCTTTAGAAATGCTGAGTTTGTAATGAGTACATATTTAGCAAGAGAAGTAATTCATCATATCAGAGAACTCATAATGAAAGGTGGAAGCAATATTCCTCAATTCAGTTGGGGGTACTGGCAAAAGAGAAAAGGTGGGTGGAACTATATTGGAGGTAGAAAAGGTAAAAGTTTCACTGGAAACTGGAGTGGGAAAGTTAGAACTAAATATCCAATTCATCCTAAATCTTATTTAAGAAGGAAAGTTAGAAGAAGACCTGTTGCTGGTCAATTGGCTTTATATGACACTGGTGAATTATACAATTCATTTAGAGTAGTTTATGGTTATCATGATAAAGATGAAGCAATTGTAGCGATTGGTTCTAACAGTAAGAAATTAGATTATCATGAAGCTGGAATTGAATCTCCGAAAAGAGTTATGTTAGCTCCAACTAAGTTATGGCTTGATAGAAATAAATTATTAATTGAGAAAGCAGTTCAAGAAATATTAGAACAAACGAAGAAGGATATATATAGATAATGGTATTAGAATTTACTAGAATAGCACAAGAAATAGTTTATAAAACTCTTAAACAAGAAATATTTAATACTATCGCATTTCCTCTTGACAGTATTTATTTAATGAGTCCAGCACATCAATATGTTAACAGTCGAACTGAAACAACAAATGGATTAGAACAGGATAGATTTCCTTCATTATCTATAATCTCAATTAAAGATGATACAAATTTTGATAATAATAATCAAGTTGTTCAACAAGATAGTTATACTGCTACTACTCCAACTAAAATCTGGACAAGTGATATAGTAGTTCATGAGCAGTTAGAGTTTTGTGTTCTTACAACAACTAAGAAGGATTACAGATATTGGCACAATGCTTTTAAGACTTTCTTTGAAGAGAAGAAAACTGGAATACAAATCTTAAATGATATACTTCCAGAAAAAGCAGAATATATGAATATGATTTTGAAATCAGTAGACTCAAATCAAGAAGAAGATTTAAATGAGTCTACGTTTATTGTAGAAGTTAGATATAGAATCTTTAAAGAGTTTCAAGCTTACTTACTCTTACATCAAGAAAGCTACATTCAAGCTGAAGAGAAACTTGAAATAGTTGATGATATTATTCTTGATGCTGAGTTTCTGCAATGGGCTTCTTTTTAACTTTTGTCTTAATCTTTTTTAAAGTTCTGTTAATCTCTTCAATGACTTCACCATATAAGAACTCAAAAAGATAAGAGAAAGTTTCAGTATTATCAGTGTTTTGAAAGATATTTTTCTGAGATAAATGATGGTAAACAGAATGGTTAATCTCATGTATTAAGGTTTTTTGAAATTCTAAGTTATTAACATAATTTCTAACTCTTACTATGTCATGACAACCATAAAAACATAAACCAGCACAGTTCTTCATATCATAAAAGTTTTCATCTTCTTCTAATACATCTTCAACTATTTTCTTTATCTCAGATTTCAATAAAGATTTTAAAAACTGTTTATCGTCTTGATTAATCGAAAAGTAAATAGATCCATTAAATGGAGTCTTTATTTTAAAAAACAGTTGAAATTTATGTTTCATTGGTTTTACCTTTTATATGACTATATAATTCAGTATCTACTATAGAATTTAAATCAAAGAATTTATTTACTTGAGCTTCTCCTTCTAATTTTACTTGATTTATTTTTTCAATTAACTTATCTATTTCTATATTTCTTTTTTCAAGAGAAGTTTTTAAATCATTTATAGAATTGTTTGATTTTTTAATAATTATACAATTATTTCTAAAATATTGATATATATTGCCCCCATTACATTTTTGATTAATCTGTTCATTGCTGTTTGTTTTAAAAATAATATCTCCGCCTATTCCTCCAGCGGAGTTTATTATTTCTACATCCAATATATTTACTATATATAACTTAGTGAACCCTTCAATAAAAACATTATCTAAGAAAACTAGATTGTAATCGCCCAAATCTAGTTTTTTTTCAAAAGAATTTTTATAAATATAATTTATCACATCTAAAACAATTGAACTATAATGATTATCTATTTCTTTTTTACATTCTTTAATCGAGTCACATCTTATCTGTTTACTCTCAAAATAAACCATGAAACATTCTTTATTATTATCAAATTCATATTTAATATTATTGTATATCATTCTTTTATAACCTCTTGTAATTTACAAAATCAAATTCTACAAATTCTGAACTATTACCATCTTTTACTAATTCTCTTGAATGAAGCATTGAGTTTATATAAAAATCACTCAAATCAAGCTTACAGAATAAATCACATTTATAATCTTTAAAGATTCTAGTTAAATATACTTCATTGCAATAAGGCAAGAATTGCTCATATATTTCTTTACCTCCAATAATCCAACTATTCTTATAATCTCTTAAACATTCTTCTATTGAGTTGACTGTTTTAAAAGAATGATCTTTATATTTAAGATTATACGAAACATCTCTAGTAAGAACAATGTTAGTTCTCGATGGAAGTGGCTTATTTAAAGCTATTAAGATGGATTCAAATGTCTTAGAACCCATTATGACATTCTGGTTCGTTGTAAGCTCTCTAAAGCGTTTTAAATCACTCTTGAGATTCCAATTCAATTTACCATTTTTAGAAATTCCATTATTATTGTCAACTGCTAATATAAGTTTATACATTATTTCCTCTCTCTACGTCTATTTCTATTATAATTGTTTCAAATATATCTATCATTATATTTAACATTTTGTTATTTAAGCATTTAATAAATAAGTCTTGATTTATAAAAGCAATATGATTTTTAGTTATTTTATATTTATATCCTATTTTTACTTTTTTTAAAAATAAACAATAAAAACCAATATCTATTTCTATAAAACCTTCATCAATATTATATAAATTTATATCTAAACTAGCATTAATATTTTTAAATTTATTTCTTGAGTTTAGGTATTCATTGAAAACTCTTAATTTAATTGTTCTATCTGATAGTTCGTTTGTGAAACTTTCAAAATATTCTAATAAATGTTTTTTCATATAAAAGTTATGAGTTGGCAAATCAATAATAATATCATTTTTATCAATAATAACATCTTCTATTATTTTTATTGTTTTCTTAACTTCACTTAAAGCTTTTTGTAAATCCAATATTCTCACCTCTATATTTCTAAAATACTTATATTATAACACAAATCTCTTCAAATCTAAAATAATTTTTGAAATATATACAAGAGGTTAATCAGATGATAATCACAGATAATCAATTAGGTAGTGTCAATAGATCTACTCCAAAAGTAATAGTAATAGAAACTACTCCTACTCCAGTTGCAAGAGGCAAAGCTACTAACGTAGTTGCTATAGTTGGTCAATTCGAGAGAGGAGAACCAAATAAAGTTTATAAAGTTGGTTCGCTATCAGCTTCATATAAAGTATTAGGCGGATATAAGTTAAACGCTTCAAATCAAGCTTTAGATGGTCACTTAGCTCTAAAGAATCTTTTTGATGCACAAGCTTCAGTTATTAAAGTTGTTAGAATAGCTGATTCCGCTGGAACAGTTAAAGCAACTGTAACAATAGACGATGGTGAATTAACTCCAGCAGACGTTTTCTCAATAACTGCTGATACAGTTGGAACATGGGGAAACAGTATTACAGTTCAAACAGAAGCTAATGTAACTGCTACGTACTTCAACATGACTATCAGGAATACTGTAACTCAAGAGAAAAGAGTATATACAAAAGTTTCTACATTATCAACTGACTCAAGATATATTAAAACATTAATTGATAACGACCCATTAAGATTTTTCAATATTACAATGAACGTAACAGATGGTACAGAACCAGATTATGGTACATTCTCTCTTGCTACTGGTGCAAATGGAACTACTTCTGGAACTGGATTAGCTTCAAGTTCTTATGTAGGAGTATCAGTTCCAACTAAAACTGGTCTTCAAGTATTTACTGGTGTTAACCATTCAGATATTAACATTGTAATAAGTGCTAGAAACGATTCAACTATTAACACTGGCTTAATCACTCATGTTGATACATTAGGAATAAGTCCACGCAGAACTATCATAACAAATGCTTCTGGTTCAAGTGTAAGCACTGCTATAACAGCTAAATCAACTATAACTTCTTCAAGAGTTAAGATGGTTCATGATTGGTTATATGTAGAAAATCCTTATACAAGTGCAATGGAGTTAAATAATCCTGTAACATTTGTTGCTGGTATTGACTCTGTATTAGGTTACTGGCAATCATCTTCTCAAGCTAAGCTTCCAGCAACCGTTAAAGGAACTGAATTTGAATTAGATCAAACTGAAATAAATTCTTTAACAGAAGTTCAAATCAATCCGATTGTATTTGATCAAGATAAAGGCTATATAATGGCTTCTGATTATACTTGTTCTGATAACGAAAAAGAAAAACAAAATGTTGTTAGAAAAGGTAAAGACTTCTTTGCTAAAGCGTTCGATTTTGGTATTAAGCCATTTGTTAGTAAACCAATCATTGCAAACGGAAAAGATAATACTTTCAATAAAGTTAAAGAAGCTTTAGAAAATCTTTTAAGAATAGAAGCTAGTGCTGGTCATATTGGAAGACACGATGGTAAAATTCCTTATCTTGTGAAATGTGATACTGATAATAACACTGATGATACTGTTCAAAATAATACAGTAAGAGTTGATGCTCAAATCAGTTTACTTGCTCCAGCAGATGTAATTGAGATATATGTTGATGCTCAACAAAATAAAACTATAGTAAGCGTATAATAAGAGGTTAATATGAGTAAACAGGACGTGTTTGGACAACAAGTAGTTGTTGCTTTCAGTGCAAATGGATCAACTTATGAGCAATTAGTTGCTGTTAAGTCGTTCAAAGATAATAAAGATGATGTTGTTAAGACAAGTACAGTGTTAGGCGAAGCTGGTAAAGGTCTTATAACTATCTTAGATAATGGTGGAACTCTATCATTTGAAGCAAACATTAAGGATAGTAAATTTGAAGCTTTTAAACAAAAGTTAGACGATCATAGAAGAGGCGGTAATGTAACTGGTCAAAGAGGTCAAGACTTTTACATGACAGTTACTAGAACCATTACTTATGTTGATGGATCTCTCTCAACTAAAACATATAAAGGTGTTAAGCTTCACTCAGATAAAGAAGATAATGGTGGAAGTCAATCAGAATCTACTATATCATTTGAAGCTGAATATACTGAGAGAATCAGTAAATATGTTGGAACTGAAGCTGTAGCATCTGCTCAAGAAGGCATTGCTTTCTTCAATTCACAAATTTCTGCTTTCAACAATATGCAAGCTGACGTGAACCAAATTGGATTAGAAGAATATGCTATGAGTGCTTTTGCTAATTCTGGGAATCTCTCAATCGGATAAGTTAAAATAAATGTCAAAACAAGTGGTAACTGGCGAACAAGTCATTGTAAGACTGTCTTCTCAAGATGGTCTTATTCCACTTGTTTTAGACTTTGATTCAATAGACATTGAGCCAAAACAAGACAATGATACATATAGAGGTATAGGTAAAACTATATCTCAGAATCAAACTAAGACAACTGGTTACAAGATTAAACTCACAAGACCTAAAATGGATCATTATTTAAGAGAGATTCAATACTTTATTGACTTCTGTTTAGAAAACGGAATAACTGCTCCTAAATTTACTGTAACTGAATTGATAACTCATACATATTCTGGAACTGGATTCATTCCAGAAGTTGAGTTTAATGAGGCTATTATAAATAATCCTTTTTCTAACTTACCATCTTTCTTGAGTCCTTTAACCAACTTAGCTTCTAATAATCCTGTTACTGGATTCGTTAATGGAGCAATCGGAGCAATTAAGAATACTTTAGCATTATCTCAGAAACCAAATTTTCAAGAAAAAGTTGTTTATAGAAATTGCAGTATTAATTTTCAAAACTATTCTCACAAATCTAAAGAGATAAGTTCAGAAGGATTAATATTATATTGTTCTACTTTAACTGACTTAACTGATGAAAATAGATACTCAAATGAATACTTTAAAAAATATATAGAAAAAGATATAATGAGTCAAATTTCATTACCTTTTGTAGAAAGTGAATACAAATCATATTTTAAGGATAAAGCTAAGTAATGACATTAAAGAACTCAGACAATTCTCTTAGAATAGAAAAAACTAGATATTTATCAGATAACTATAACTGCTATCTAATAGCTCATTTAATAAATAAAGATATCGAGATTGACTTAAGTGAATACTCATTAAAATCAGTTAAATGGGATAGTAGAAGTGAATTAGAAACATGGAAACCATGTACTTCTAAAATTGAACATTCAAGAGTTATTCAAAAAGGATTTGACTTCGATCTCAGTTGGGCTAAGAACTCTTCTGATATGATGAATTTGTTATTAGATCAATATAATAACTATCATACAATCTATTCTCATAGCAACTCTTCTCAAACTAAATTTACTAGTACTCAAATGAGAACTGAAAGTAATCAAGTTAAAGGTGGATTATCAAGTGTTAATCATAATTTTCAAAAACCAGCTAATTCAAACGATTTAGAAGTTGCTTATATTACTCCTACATTCACTTTTAAACAAGTGATAACAGATGATACAACTGGTCAACAAGAAATAACTTATTTTAGAAATTTTAAAATGTATAAGCCATCTTTATCAACTTCTCAAAACTCAAGTGATATAGAAGAGTCATTGAAAGGTTTTGCTAGTAGTATAGACAAACCTAAAAACAATATATTCTTAATTAATGAGAATGTTAGAGATCTTTCATGGGATCTTCTTTATGAGCAATTTGTTTTAAAAACAACTGAGCAATATCTGTCAACTAATGATAGAATGATACTCAATCCAGATAATACAGACTTATATAAATAAAATCTCTTAACTCATTTTTAAAGTTTAAACTAATTATTGAAAGATTTTAAAAATGGAGATGTATATGTCATTCTTTAATAGTAGATTTGTCAGAAAAAGATTATCAAGAGGTTACGCTACTCTAAGAGAGCTAAGTCCAGTTGATAACTATACAATTAGTAAAATTTTAGGCGAAGAAGTTTCAAACGAAGTAGCTGTTAACAATGCTTTAGTAGCTTTCTGTTTAGTATCGGTTGAGTATCCTAATCCAAACTTACAAGAGTCTGAATACATGATTTTAGATAAAGAGAATCCAGTAAATTATGTAAAAGATAATAAAGGTAAGCCAGTATTAGATCCAGAAAATCCTTATAACTATAAGCTAGATGATAATGGTAATCAAATTGTTAATCCAGAACAACCAACTAAGAAAGTTAAAAGTATTGAAGGTATTATAACAGAAGAACTTAACTATCTTTTAGATGAAACCAATCCATTTAATTATTTAGTAGATGTTGATTATCCAGAAAACCTTATTCCAGATCCATCAAAAATGATTAAAAAAGTGTTTGCTCCAATAAAGAACATAAATGATTTAATGGAAAGACAATGTTTTCCAGCTTGTGATTGGACAATTCTTCTATTAGAAGTTCTAAAACTTAATGAAGCTAATCCACATTTATTGGGAAAGTAGAAGCACTCTTAGATGATACTTATTTCGGATGGATAGTATATCTAAGAAAAAGTGGATATTCTAAAAAAGATGTTGGAGAAATGGATAAAGCTGAGTTTATTGCAACTTTAATTAAATTGCAAGAAATGGAAAATCCAAACTTTAAGAGAGATGAATTTCTGATAAGAGAGAATTACTTTGTTGGATACGAATCAGAGAAACAGAAGTATTTTGAGAGAAAAAGAAAGAAGAAATAGATGAGTGTTGTAAGTTCAAGATTTATAATAAATTTCAAAGCAAATGGTATAAACCAGCTTAAAACTGTTCGTTCTGAAATAAAAGGAATCCAACAACAATCATATATTTCTTTAAATCAAGCTTCTCGTAACATGAACTCATTTGAGCGTTCTTCAGTGAAGTCTTTAAATAATATTGATCGTTCATTGAAGCGCTTAAATTTGAGTTTTAAGTATGGTGTTCTCAGTTTAGGTGCAATTGGTACAGGAGCATTTATAGCTGGTGTAAATGGGCTTGCTAGAGCCTTCTTACATACAAATACTCAGATACAAACAAGTAAGATAATGATAGAAGAGCTTATTGGATCAAGAGGAAAAGCTAAAGAGTTCATTTCTGTAATGCAAGATATGGCAAGTACATTCGGTCATGATATGTCTGAAGTAATGACTTCATCAAGAGGTATCATGCAAGTTATGAGAAATATTGGGCAACCAGAAGCAAAGAATTTTAAAGAAATACTTAAGATAACGATGGCTTTATCAGCAATGGATACAGAAAACAGGGGATTAAGCTATTATGCGTATTCTATGAAGGAAACAATGCAAGGACAGGGAATGATAGACTTTACTTCTCTTGCAAGAAGATTAGAAGTTACTTTTAGTAAGTCTGCTAAAACTGGAATGGTTAAAGCGGCTAAAGAAGGTAATATGAATGAATTTGTTAAACTTATGAAAGCTGAGTTCAAAAGAATTGGTATTGATCCAGATACCTTACTTTCTAGAATGACTAAAGAAAGTTTTATGGTAAATATCAATAGATTACAGTCTTATGTTACAATGGCTTTTCAGAAAGCTGGTGAGAAGGGATTCTATGCTTTAACAGAACCTTTATCTAAATTCGCAGAATACATTTCTAAAAATATGAGCGAAGATGGTTGGATAGGTAAAGCATTAGGAAGATTATCTTATACAATTTCTGATAAAATCCAACCATTCATTGATGTGTTAAATGGTATGGGATCAGATGCTTTACTTAAAAGATTTGAAATAATGGACGGATTCGTTTACTCAATTGCTAATAACTTGATTGGAGCTAAAGACTTTTTCGGAATGTTTGGAGCATTTGCTCATGGAGCAACTGGAACTGGGATAGATAGTTATTTTGGAATTAATGGATTATTAAGTGGTTTAAATAGTTTCAGTAATTTAGGTAAGAAGATTAGTTTTATATCAAATGAACTCACTCCATCAATTTATGGTTTAGGTCAAGCTTTTCATTATTTAGGAACTTCTCTAAGTGGTTTAACAGGAGGTGGAGCTGGTGCGTTAGGATTCTTAAAAGGAATGATTAACACAATAAGTATGGCTGTTACTGGTTTAGGAGGAATTGCAAAAGGATTATCAGCACCTAAACAAGCTGGAACTCAATTAGGCGGAGAAGGAAGCGGTTGGGAAAAAGCTGGAACTGTAATAAGTGGGGTTATGACTTTCGCTATGATTGCTTCTTTGATGAAAGGTAAAGGAGGAAAATTTGGTAATGTTTTAGGAAGTTCTTCAAGTGCTACCGCAACTGCTGAAGCTGTTCAAAGTCAAAACTTAGCTAAGAATTTTGGTGGATACAAGTCAACAAGAGTTTTAGAAGGAAGATTAGCTAGAGCTAGATCATCTAAGAATGTTTTAGGACAACAATTTCAATATAAAGATATTGTTAAAGCAAACGCACAAAGAGATTTAGATACATTGAACACCAGTCAAATAATGGAGAAGAAAAGATTAGTAGATTTAGAAAAAGAAATTGGAAGGGAAAAATATCTTTATTTAAAAAGAGTAAAAGGTGATTATTCGACTGGTAAATTTGATCCATACGGAGCAGAAATAGTAGATACAAGATCTACAAGAGAAGCTAAAAGACAAATAAAAATGTTGAATCAAGAAAAGAAAGATCTATTAAAAAGCGTAGAGAGCAGAAAAGGCTCTATATCGAGTAAAGAACTTGAAATAAGTAGAATACAAAACGATCCTTCATTAGTGTCAAAGTTTGGAAAAACTAAAAACACTGAACAAACTTTAATGCAAAAACTTTCTGAAAAAAGTGGATATAAAGGAATAGTTGAAAGTATAAGAGAAAAACATAAAACTGGTAAATTAAGTGCTTACGATCCAGCCTTTCTAAATCAAGTTAGCAATTTAGCTTCTGTTGTAATGGCTATAAGTATGTCTGCTCCTTTATTTATGCGATTCATACCATTATTTTCAAAAATAGGAATATCAGTTTATGGTTTAGCTACGTCAATGCCTATATTTGGAACTGCTATAACAATGTTATTATCTCCGTTGGGATTACTGACGTTAGGAATCGGAGCATTGATAACTGGTTTAGGTTATCTAACAATGAGTATATGGAATAATAAAGAAGCACAAGACGCTGAAGCTAAGATTTTAGAAGAGAAAAATGCAACTGATAACCAACAAAGACTTCAAAGAGTCTTAAGAGGAGCTGGTATATTTTCTGGAGCTTCAGAAGTTAAAAAAGGTTTAGATTCAAGAGCAATGTTAGCAGATGGAACTTTAGAAAGTTCTCAAAACTTCTTAAATAGACTTGCTCCAAAAGATAGAAAACCATTTATAAATTTACTTGATGCAATTCATAAAGGTGAAATTTCTCCACAAGATCAATCAAGAATGTTTGGAGATGCTAATTCTGCATGGTTAAGAGGTCTTGAAGCAACATTAAACCCTAAAACTGGTGAAATTCAAGTTATGAAAGTTGATCCAGATTCAATGATATTCTTAGCTAATAGTATAGCAGAACAAATTGAAAGAAAAAAACTACAATTTAGAACAAACAATACCTTCACTTCAGACGATAAAGCAAATGGAGGAAACGTAGTATTGGGTGGTGGTCTATAATGACACTTAAATTTACTAAAACTGGAGTCGGTGCTGAAAGCGGTAATGAGTCGTTATTATTTGAGTTCTTAGATCATGAAATTCCAGCTAACTTAGAATTAGAATGGGAGACAGCTTTAGCAACATCTAAATTTGCTGGAGATACTCAAACAAATCAAATAATTGGAACTTACTTAAATCCAATAACTTTTTCTGGAAAATTGTTTGGAGATTATTTAGATGAAGCTAAGAAAAGAATTATAAGAGCTAATGAAAGATATGAACAACTTAAACGACTTGAGAAAAGAATAATAAAGTTTTGGTTTGAAGGAATCAAGCAACTTGTAGTGATAGATGAATTAAAAAAAGGATATAGTTCAATCAATGAAATAGAATATACTATAACTATACAACCACATGATATTCAACTTCCTATTGAACCTTCTTTAACAAAACAGATGTTGGATGAATCTAAATTTGCTTTAACAACTGCTACGAGTACTAAAGATCTTCCAAAAGATCTTAATGGTCAAGTGCTTACAGAAGTAAGAATAACAAGAGATGATGTGAGTTCTAAAAATACTAAAGATAACACTCAATTGACTCAAAAAGACAAAAAAAAAGCTATAAAACAAGTAGATAATGAAATAAAGAAAGCTAATGAAGATTATAAGAAAAGAAGCTTGCTAGATAAATTAGAAGATGCTAAAAATGGTAAAAGATATGATTATAAAAGTGGAACTTTAGTAGAAGATAGATTCTTCAGTCAAAAACTTGATAACAATAATAAAAAAGCAGATTCTATTATTGATAGTTTGAAAAAAAAGAACGGATTTAAATAATGACTATTAAATTTACTAAAACTGGTTTTGGGAATGAGAAGAACAATGAATCATTATTGTTTGAGTTTTTAGATCATGAATTATCAGATAAAATAGAATTGAGATCTAAAACATTAAAGAGTGTTAATTCTTTTGTTGGATCACTTCAAACATCTCAAATAACTGGAACTTTATTAGAACTAATAAATTTTTCTGGTAAGTTTTTTGGAGATTATGTAAACTATCAAGATAGTACTACTATAAGAGCTAAACAACGATTTGATCAATTACAAAATCTCAATGGTAGACCAGTTAAGTTCTGGATAGATGGATTTAAAGTAATTGTAATTATATCTAAACTCAAATTAATCGCAGAAGATTATAATAGTTGTGGATTTGATATAACATTGCAACCACATGACTTTATAGAACCTCCTGTACCAATTTTAGTTAAACCAATTGTAGACACTGCTGTTAATCTCTATAATAGAATTACTGAAGCTGGAATATTAGAAACTAAATTAATTGAACAAAAAGAAATAACTGGAGTTTGGCAAATTAACACTGGTATAGACAATGGTATTGGTAATCCAAACAATAAAGATCCAGAACAAATTAAAAGAGAAGTTAAATTAAGATACCATAAAGCTAGAGAAGCTGAGAAAATAGCTATAGAGAAAGCTACAAGAGATAATAATCCTTTATTTAAGCTTAACTTAACAGATCAGCAAATAAGTAAAAATATATCTGATGCTACAGTAAAAGCACAAAAAGAGTTTTTTAAACTATTTGGAGGAGATTAATGGAAACAGTAGAAATACCAATAACTAACGATTCACAATATCAAGAAGTTATTGCTGAGATGAATAAAATAGAAACAAATATTAATATCTGTTATAATGAGTTAGCTAAGTACTCAAATGAAGAAGATATTCTAAATATTCAAGATTATATTAACAAATCTAAAAGAAGAAAATCAGCATTATTTGTTATAGCTTATCTTTATCAGAATCAAAGAAAGAATACTGAAATAAGAAGCGATATTTACACAGTTTCTCAAAATGATACTTTATTAAGAATTGCTAAGAGAGAATATGGAGATGAAGGTTATTGGAAGAGATTATATTATGAGAATGAGTTATCTGATGTTAATTTAGTGTTAGGACAGCAGTTAATACTTCCTCAAATAAGTGATAATGAATCAGTAAACTTCTTAGATGGTTTTATAACACAACTCGACTATATTAATGTAACAGAAGGATATGATAGCTAATGATTAATACTGGTATAGATTTAATCTTATCTGACGAAAATGATTTAATAATCGGAACAAACGGAGATTATTTAGATACAGATACTTTTGAAAAGTCAAACGGTTATGATGTTTCTTATTATGAAGGATACATAATTATAAGACAGTTCATTGCTCTTTGTATAGAAACGACATTAGGAAGATACAATCCATTCGATCATGAGTTCGGAGCTTCTAGTAAGCAATTGATAAGCACGACTAAACAAAATGCTTTTGATGAATTTACTAGCCATCTAACAGATCAGTTATTAAAAGATGATAGAATATTTGCTGTTAACTCAATTAACTATAATAATACTTCTGATAATGAATGGCAAATATTTGTTTCAATTAATTCTATTTCAAGCGATTCAATTAGTGAGTTTGTATTCCCATACGTTTCTCAAGCTTAAATAGTAAATGAATAATCTTCTCTTGTAATGTTAAGAGATTGAGTTAATGAATCAAATGTTATATTAGTTATTACATCAGGAATAGTTAAAGTATTTCCGCTTGTAATATTTATTGTTAATGGTTCTTTAGTAACGCTAATCGTTTGAGTCAAAGAATCGAAAGCAACATCCGTAACCGCTTCTGGAATTACTACTCCTCCACCACTACCTGATCCTAAAAACAGAACTATATTATCATAAAGTTTATAAACAATACTTTTAATATTTGCTTGATATTCTTGAGTTGTTGTAAAATCCAATAAATCAATCTTAGCTTTCTCAATAACTTTATCAGGAGCAGATAAACCACTATCATCTATTCTACTTTTTAAAATAGTCTTAATTAATGGAGAGAAGTAATTAGTAATAGCTAGAACTGTAGCGTCTTTATTAGCAATATCATTTAAAGCCATTATATTATATTCCTTTTACGTCTTTTGTAATATTTTCTGTATCATTAGCTAAACCATTAATAGAGTTATTATCATTTAATGGTAATCCTAATAAAGAAACGTAGTTGCTCATTCTAACATTCATTAGCATTGGAATACCTAAATCTCCTATAACTGGCGAAGCTCCGAATTGATTCAAAAAACTCTTAACAACATCAACAAATTTATTATAAAATTCAGTCAAATGACTTTTCTTAACAAGTTCTTCAAATTCAAATCCAATATTGTTTCCATCCTTAATGCCTAATCTTATGTCATTAGACTCGACTTTAACTATACCACCGTCTTTACCTTTCATTAAGATAATATCTTTGTTATCAGAGTTCTTATAGAAATCAATCTTACCACCATTTGTAGGATTAACTGTATAATAATTAATATCATCTATTCCATCTGATTCTTTAGATGGATTAATATTCTTAGTATCGAATAACTGTCTTAAGATAACTATATCTTCATAAAGATCTTCTATTTGACTTAAGAAAGCCACTAACACTCTTGATTCAACAATAGGCATTTTACCAGTGTTGCTACCATTCTCAGCTAAATCATAACTGACTCTAGCAAAAGCTAATTGCTTTTCTGGAAGTATCATGACTCTAACATAATTATCGTCGTATATCTCCTTCACAATAGCTTCAGCAAAAGTTCTTATTGAATTAAATTTGTTATCGGTATATTGTTTTCTAAATCTATCTGGTTGTCTTGTATTAGTCATTATTGAGTTAAATTACTTCCTTTTAATTGATATGGTTTATTTAGCTTACTATATTCTTGCTGATTCGTAGTAGGAAGAGCTTTTTTAAAATATTCTTTATAATCTATTTGAGTAAAGTTTCCTTTTGGATCAAATCTAGTTATATTAACTAATTCGTCTAAATCAAATTCTACTGAGTCTTGTTTCAATCCATTCTCTTTTGAATAACTTTCTTTAATTGAGTTTATTCTAAAGATAATGTTTTGATAATATTTAGGAAGCTTAATAGCTAAATTACTTGAGTCTTTAAACTTTAAAAGATGATGTGGTTTCAATCCAGTTATAGCGTTTGGAATTATACAATCTCCAGTCATTCCTAATTTCTGATAAGCAGTAGCGTATTGTATAGCAATTTTCTCACAATAGTCTTTATCTTTGTTCGGAGCAACTGATATAAATTTAATCTTAGTTCCTTCCGTAATCTCTCCATTAAAGTTTCGTGGGAAAAACGCTTCTACTACTTCTCCTTTACTTTGAACTGATTTAGCAATAATATTCAATTGTTTATTACCACTTCCACCATACTCGCCTTCTCTTATTCTTATATCACAGTAATCTTTCACTCTATCTAGTTCCCATAACTTATTAGAACTCTTGAGATCGGATATGATATAAGTAAATGGATCGGTTGTTGATTGTTCAATCATTAAAGAAGCTTTCTTAATAATCTCTTCTAGAACTTGATAGTAAGTTTTGCCAACTGTATTATACTCAGTCGCTTTCTCTTCTCTAGTATCTTCTTTTTTCTTATAGACAAACTTAGCACCCATATTAAGCCTTAATCTCTCTTTATCTTCTATCTTTATGCTTAATTTAAGTGTTTTACCCAATGAAGCAGAAATATCTTTTAATATTGCTTCTACAGTAGCAGTATCTCCTTCAAACTTCTTTTCATAATATATATCTTGAAGAAGTGTTATGACTTCTCTACAATTGAAACTTATAAGAGAAGCGGAGTCAACGCTTAAGTTAAATTCTGGCTGTCCTAATATTCCAAACCATCTTAATTGAAGATCTTTTTTATAAGATTTCAATAAATCTTTCTTTAATTGATCATTAGACTTCATATTATAATTAGATTGAACGTATGTATGTTGTTTAGAAGTTGCTGAGATAAATCCACTCCAAATTTCAACTGTTATAAAAGCTCCAACTTTATTATTAACAGTTAATAGAGAATTTGTATCAATTAATTCAAGAGGAAATTTAATAGTTGCTGTGTCAGATTCCATGAAATTATTCATCGTAATATCATAAGAAAGTGGTATTGTTGGAGTTCCACCTATTACAATAACTGATCGCGGAACAACATTATCTCCATTATTCCCACCAAATCTAATGTCTACCATAAGACCTCCTTAAAATATTCACAAATTAGTTTAAAAAATCCTTAAATAATTATTGATAATTTTAAAGGAATGAAGAGATGCCAATAAGAAATAATTATACATTTTCTGAAATATTTGATATTTGCAGACAGAAAATGGATGAGTTTAGTTCAAATAAGCCTACATTTTGGGGTGTTGGTTCTTTAACTAGAGCTATCTTTCAATCTGTATCTTTTTGGGTAGAGTTCATTCAATTACAAATCAATATAGCAACACTAGCTTTCTCAATAAGTACAGCGAAAGGCATACATCTTGATAGAAGATGCTTAGATTGGGGATTAACTCGTAAACAACCTTCTTATGCAATCTCAACTCAAAGATTCACTGGAGATTCTGGAAGATTAGCAGATATAACTATTCCTTCTGGAACAATTGTTAAGACAACTGCTGACATATTTGGGAATGTTTTAGAATACTCTCTATTATCTGACGTAATTCTTAAATATACCGATTCATATATTGATGGAACGTGTGTTTGTACAACAATCGGAACAAAAGGAAACACTGGTATAAATACAATAACTAACTTTAACGTTTCAATTCCGAATGTCTTATCTACAACTAATATAGAAGATGTTACAAATGGATCTGATTTAGAAACAGATGAACAGTTAAGAGAAAGATTAAGAGATTATATATTAGGATTGCAGACAGGCAACGAAGCAAGTATTAAATCAGCAGTTTATGGAGTAGATGGAGTTACATTTGTTAAAATATCTGAAAATGAACCTATTGCTGGTAATTTCTCAGTTTATTATTCTAATGATACTGGAATCATTGACTCTATAACAAGACAGCAAGTAGAATCAGCCATTGAACGAGTTAAACCACTTTGCGTTACTTATATGCTCATTCCTCCAATTGTTCAACATATTACTTTAAGCTTTAGACTCAAAATAGATACAGAAAACTACGAAACAGTTGGAGTTCAAAGCTATATTAAGGATTTCTTAGAGAATTATATAAACAATACTAGAAAACAAGACATTTTAATAAGTGACTTGATATATGAGCTTAAGAGAATTAAAGGTGTTGATAATATTAAAGAAGTTAAGATTGGTAAAACCACTACAAATGTAACTCCAGCAGTTGCAAGTGATTTAGAGTTAGCAACTGGTTATGTAGCTAAGATTAATACTCAAGCTGATATAACTATCTTAGATTGGATTTAAATAATGGTAAATCTAATAACTACTTCTGAAGCTAATCAGATAAAACAAATCAAATTAACTGCTCCTTATTCATGGAAGACTAAAACTAATTCAGTTTTAGGAAATCTATTAGAAGGAATCGTTAAAATATTTCAACTTAATATAGATCAAGTAAATCAATTTTATAATAACACTTTTATTGGATACGCAGAAGGCAACGATTTAAATAAACTCATTAAACCTTTATCAAATTTGAATCGTAAAACTGGTGAAACAGATGTTGATTATAGAAGTAGATATTTAAAATATGTGTTTCAATATAATCCAACAAGAACGCAAGTTTCAGAAATTGTAAATGATGTAACTGGTAGTTATCCAGAACGAATACATGAACCTAATCAAAGAACTGCTTATTGGGGAGAAGAAGATATACCAATTCTAGAAAATAGAAGAGGATTATTAGTTGCAGACTATTATGATGAAGAGAATGCTGATTATATTGGTTATTGGGGTAACAGTGGAGACGATCCAACTGTCAACTATACAGCTTACATTTACTTTTCTGTTAAACCAACCGATGATCAGATAGATGAATTATGTTTCTTAATAGAGAAAGTCAGGATGAAAGGAACTAGAATATACTTAGTTTTCCCTGATACTTTAACTAAAGCTTTTAATTTTGAGATTCTAGAGAGTTCTGGTAATACATTAAACGATAGTTATATGAATAACAATGATATGACTATTACTTACAATGATAGACCATTAAGAGCATTTAACTTCTTATTTGAGAATAATTTAGAAGATAATACGACTAATAATAATGATATGACTATTAGTAACAATACAATAACTTCTTTAAGAAGTTTTCAATGGGATATTCTACCAGACAGTGAAGTTTCTGGTAATTTAGAAGATACTACAAGTAATAATAATGATGGAGTAATAACATAAAATGGCTACATTTGTACCAACCGTAACAAGCGATACTAATAGAAAAGGCGTAGCTTTCACTAATAATACTGGAACTATAGCTCACGCTAGTACTTTAAATATTTCTAATGATTTTACTTTATCTTATGCTGTCAAGCAATTAAGTTCTGATACAGCTCATTTCTGTAAAGGTGAACCAGAAGATCCATCAATTGCTTCTGGAATGATTTACACAGAAAGTAAAGGTAAAAAACTTAGAGTTGTGATATTTGATTCAAATGGAACTAATGTATTGTCTGTTATTACTAATGAGAGAGTTTTAGCTTCAAACAAATCTAAAGTTATTCAAGTAAGATATAAGCAATCTACTGATTTACTAGAGATATTTATTAATGGAGTTCAAGTATATTACACTATTGAAACATCTCAACCTTATTATCATACTTTAGTAAATGCTTTAACTGGAATAGATACAAATATCTCAAATATGACATTCGGATCTGCTTCTGGTAAGAATGATTTTGATGGAATACTATATGGTGGAATATTTGACTTAGAATATTTAAGTAACGATGATTTAGATGCTATTTATCAAACATTAAAAGACGTAAGTGTTAACGATTCATATCAACATATAGTATTTGTAAGCGATAGAAGTGGAACTACTAAAATTTATCAAATGACTGAAGATGGCAACGATGAAATGATATTAAATGGAGCTTTTACCACTCCTCGATTCTTAAAATATAATAACGCTTCAACAAAGATAACATTAACAGAATTAAGTGGAACAGACATTATAAAAGCGATTGATGAAAATGGTAATGTTATAGCAAATCCAACTCCAACTAGTGCTTCTACTCAATGGAGTTCTTATGCTTTAGATGGTTCTGATGTTTGTGTATATACTGAGAGTAATGGTGGTAATAGAGAAATATATTATTCTATAGCTGGTGCAACTCCAGTCGCAACTGGAATAATATCAAGTAATATCATAAGCCCTCAAATAACTTCTGATGGAAACTTTCTTATTTATTCAGATGTTTCAACAAATCAAATCAAGAGAGTTGATTTTCCATCGTTAGCTAATCCAATAACTTTATATACATCTCTTTTTACTTTATATAATATTTCTTTGTCAAGAGATGGAGTTTATATAGGATTCACTCAAGCTGATGTAACTGGTTACTTTCAATTATTCAGAATTGGTATCGGCGGAGGAAGTCCAACTCAATTAACAACTGGTTTATCTTCTAAATATTTTTATGATTTCAATGATGATTCAACAAAGATAGTTTATGGAGATTCAAATGGAGTAGCTTTTCAATTAAAAACTTGTGCAATAGATGGAACAAATATACAAAACATAAGTAATAATGCTTACAGTGATTATTCGGCTTGTTTTAAACCACTCGTTTAAATAATTATTGAAATGATTTAAGGAAAACAACAATGAGAAAAAGAGTAGTAACGGCTGGAAGACAGGTATTAGCTAAAGATGTTAATGATATATCGGATTTCTTAATAAGTGATATGAATGACTTATGTAAAGATGTCTTCGCTATAAGTGCTGGAATAGTTAATGGATTCTTAAATAGCGGTAATTCACTCTTAGTAGCCACAATCACGGCTGGTAAAGTTCATGATAACTCAACTGGAACATTTTTTGAATTAATAGCTAATACTAATGTTAATTTAACTGCTAGTGCTACAAATTATATATATGCTGTTCAAGACTCTGCTGTCACTACAGATCTTCCAGTAACAGGATTCAAGTTAATAGATACTCTTACAAGAGCTGAAACTTATGATACTGTTAACACTCGCTCCTATGACTCAGTTTCTTTAGTAGTTAATACAACTGGAATAGCTCCAGTAGATTCTCACCCATTATGGGAGCTAGTGACAGATGCTACAAGTGTAACAAGTATAACGGATGTAAGAACTTTCTGTACAAGCGGTAATTTAACAGCTTACTCTCTTCAACATTTTGCTCAAACTGGTTTAAATACAGTTACAATTGGTTCTGGTGTAAGTCAACGCATGACTTTAGAATTATATAAATCAAGTGTTGCTGATTATATCGGTTTAGACATTGCAATGGTATCTGGTTTTGCTGGAAAGGGATTTAACTTTAATCTTTCTAGTAATGTTGGATCAATTGGTGGTGTAATCACAACTAATAATAATTTAGGTTTAAATATAGTTAATACAGGAAATACTTCAAAAGGTATAAAAATTGAATCATCTTCTATATTAACAACTACAACTGGTTTAGAAATAGAGAAACAGAAATATGGATTAAGTTTAATAAACAATGATATTAATATTAGAGCTATATTAAGTGCTAATCAATATGGTATAGATATTTCTGAAGTATCTTCTGGAACAACTGGAGTAGTTGGTTTAAATATAACAGACGTAGCAAGTTCAATTAATGTAACTAACTCTAATACTAGAACAAGTGGTAATCTAATCAATATAACTGCTACTAGTTCAAGCTTAAATGGTTCTAATTTCTTAAATACTTTAAATGGAACTGGTTTAGCTCAAGCTATTGTAATGAATGGTGGAATTTCAGACACTTCTTATGGAACTCTTTATAAAAGTACTTCTGTTTCTGGAGCTAACGTAACAGCAATAGCAATAAGAGATAGTGCGGTAAACATTACAAGAGGTATTGCTATTGAAGATTGCGTTACTGGTATTTATATTAACGAAGTTGATGCTTCAATAAATATAAATAATACTAACTCTTCAAGAACTGGTACTTTAATAGATGTAACTGGTACTGGTAGTGTTTCTAGTCCTTCTTTAATAAATCTTACTCAAAATGGTAAAGGATATGCTCAAACAACTATATTAGCTTCTGGATTATTAGCCAATGTAGCTTATGGGAATTATATAACAAATACTGGAGTAGCTAATTCAGCAGTCGGTATTGATATTGATGGTTCTACAACTGGATACAATGCTTTCCATACTGGCGTTCTAATGAGTGGAGTTACAAGAGGTATCGATATATCAATTGTAACAGGATCTTCTCAGTATGGAGCTAAGATAACTGGAAATGGTATTGGTGTAGCAGATGGTTATGTAGCTACTAGCGTCAACACCGGTGTTGATTTAACTGATTTCACAACTGGTTTTCAAGCATTTAATTCAGCGATAACTTCTGGAACGACTGGAATGTTATTAGGAGGAGTTGAATTTGGTATTAATATAAGTGAGTCTACAACTGGTTTAGAAATAACTGATGCTTCAATTGGAGCTACTACAACTGGTATTGCTATAAACAATAAGAAATCTGGAACAATAATACAAAACTCTTCTATAGTTGCTGGAAGCATAGCAAATAATGTAGCTAACTTCGAGAGAGCATATAAAGCAAGTTCAGTTTTATTCGGTGTTGATTTAATTAATCCTTCTATATTAAGTGGAACAATCGGATTAAACGTAGAAAAATTTGAATTAGGTGGAACTATATTAGATTCTACAACTGGTTTAAGTATAATAGACGCTTCTTTAAGTGCTGTAACAATTGGTTTACTAATTGGAGAGAAGTTTTATGGAATCAACGCATCAAATACTCTTACTACAACTGGAACAATAGGAGTTACTTTATCAAACTATGAAACTGGCTTTAATACAAATGGTTGTTTAGTTGGTTTAAATTCAGTTTCAATTGGTGGCACTGGTTCGATGGGAATCTATTTAGAAGATTATGAAAAAGGTATTGTAATTCGAGATCCTGATTTAACTGGTATTGAGATTAAAAATGCTGGATTATTTGGAGTTGGAGTTAATAACAGTATTTTAGGATTTGCTTCAGACGCTTGTGATGTAGGTTATTCTGCGACAGGTTATACTAAAGCTTTTATGAGTGCTGATATTTTAACAACCGCTCCTTCTGGAAATGCAATTGGTGATATGTTTTTATTTGATGATGGTGCTGGCACTTATTCAATAGGACTATATACAAGTGCTGGTTATAAACAAATAGATTTCGTTTAATAAAAGGAGTTGAGTAAAATGGCAATAAATGGTTCACCAAACCCAAACGCAAGAAATAATGTTTTGATAGATCTTCTATCATCTGATTTAAGTAAAGCTATCATAGCTGTTATTTTTGCTGTTACTTCAGCTTCATATTCTATGATTAGTGCTACAAATGAGATACAGGAGTCATTGAGTGAAGTTAATCATAAAATAGAACTTCAGAATCAAAAGATGGAATATAGATTAAATCAAATTGAAAACAAACAAGAGAGAGATGTAAGATACTTCTCTGAGAATTATGTTAAAAAGATTGAAATAATGAATTTGAAGGTAAAATAATGAGAGACGTATTGATATTTATACTAACTACTCCAGAAATAAGAGAATTAATCATTGGACTAGTATTATCTGTTTTATTTGGTATAAAACAATATTTAGATAAAACTAAGAAAGTTAAATTAAATGAGTTATTGGAAGTTGCTATAGATGAGTCCACAAAAGTAATTTATGAAGATTTATCAAAAGAAGATAAAAGAGAAACAGTTAAAAGAGCTGTAATGAAATCACTTCCAACTTCTCTCCATATAACAGAAGAAGAAATAGATAATATCATCTTAATAGCATATCATAAGTTTGTAAAAGGTAATCGAAATGGCTAATCCAATAATAAATATGAGAAATTTAATGGTTGTTTGGAATCCAACAACTGAGCAATTAGAAGTTGTGACAAGTGCTGGCTTACCATCAACTCCAGCAACTCCAGCTACCGCAACCGCTGATACTATAACTACAGAAGATTGGGTTTATGTAAGTGCTTCAGATATATCTAGTTTTCCTTTAATATATGTTGCTGGAAGCGCTGGAATGGTTAAACAAGTAACTTCTTATGTAACTGGAGCTGGTACAGGAGATCAAACTGTTATAACAAGTTATCAGTATGCTGACTCAGTTAATCCAACACAGTTTACTAAAATCAGTCAATCATTAGGAACAGTAGCTTAATATAATGCCAGTAACAAACATTGATATAACAGATGTAGATCATGAAGCTAGAATAACAACTAATGAAAGTTCTATAACAACTCTTAATGGAACTGTTTCTGGTTTATCTACTGCTGTCAATAATCCTACAACTGGCTTAAGTGCTACTTATACTCTTGCAAACGGTCACACAACTCAAATAACTACAATCAATGGAACTTTAGTAACATTGAGTTCAAATTTAAGTAACCTAACTAGTGACGTTGCTACAAACACTTCTGATATTGGAACATTACAATCAGATTTAACTACTTTATCATCTACTGTTTCTGGAATAACAACCGATATATCAGATTTACAAACTGCTTTAGACAATGTTTCTTTAAACACAACTGGTTTTCAAAATCAAGTTGATTCCACTTACTTATTTAATGAAGCTACTATAACTTTTACAATTCAACCAACTACAACAAGTTATAACATATTTCAAGATTCTGTTAAGAGTTCTATAACTACTTCTAAATCTATAGTTCTTCCAAATGTTACAAGTCCTTATTTTATCTATTTAGATTCTAATAACACTCTTCAATATTTAAGTTCATTTGATATAACTCTTATTGAGAATAAAGTATATGTAGCAGTTATTTATTGGAACGCTGTTCAGGGAAAAGCACTGTTTGTTGGTAATGAGCGACATGAAGCAAGTATGAGTTGGGCTACTCATTATTATCTTCACACTTATGAAGGTTCACGTTATCAATCTGGTTTTGCCTTAAATAACTTCAGTATTAATGGAGATGGTACTTCTAATACTCATTCTCAATTAACTACTGATGCTGGTATATTCTCAGATGAAGATATAGTTCATAACATGATAGCAAGTCCTCAAATTCCGATACTTTATAGAATTGGAACTGAATGGAGAAGAAAGACTGCTGATAATTATCCTTTCATTGGAGATGGTCAAGAAGGTTTTACTGGAACTGGTAGAATTTGTTATAATGAGCTTGTATTAGGTTCATATCAATTAACTGAAGCGTCAAATAATCATCATGTACTAGTTCACTATTTTGTTACAAATGATATAACTAATCCAGTTATAGGAATATTAGGAATAAATGAATATAGTCCTGTTTCTGAAGCAAGAGAAGGAGCTAATACTGAAATAGCTAGTTTAACTGGTTTACCTTTTACAGAATTTGTAGCAATAGGAACTGTAATATTCCAAACATCCGATTCTTATACTAATCTTTATAAAACTAGAACTGTTTCAACTGATTTAGGAGAAAATTATGTAGATTTTAGAACTTCTACTGTTTTAAATATATCAAGTGGAGTTGGCGATCATTCGCTTTTATCAAACTTAGATAAAGATACCCATTTGCATTATCTTACAAATGGAAGAGGAGATGTGAGATATGGTTCTCTAACTCAAACGAATACAAACACTTCTGATATAGGAACTATTAATACAACATTATCAACTCATACTTCTCAAATAGGAACTCTTACAAGTGACTTAAGTACTTTATCTGGAGTCGTTGGAGGTCACACTACTTCAATTGGAACTTTAACTTCTGATTTAGGATCATTAACAACAACTGTTTCTGGACATACTACAAGTATTGGAACAATTAACACTACATTAACTTCTCTTGATGGTAGAGTAACCACATTAGAAGGTGGAGCGATTCCTTCACATAAAACAACTCATGAAAATGGTGGAGCAGACGAATTAGCTTTAGATGCTTCTCAGATAACAGGAGGAAATATAACTTTAGCTAGAAACACTCTTTTAACAAGAGGAGGTTTTCTAACTTCTGATGACGGAACTACTGTAACTGAACGAGTTATGACTGGAATAGGTATAAAGAGAGTATTAGGTGTTTATCCAGCCGTTGGAGGAAACACATTAAATTATATGACATTAGGAGATCTCATAATAGCTCAAAGAGAATATTTTCTTTATGAAGATTTTACTGGAGCTACTACTGCTGGACAGAATAATTGGGTAAGTGTTGTAAGTGGGGCTGGATCTGCTGTTACAATAGCAACTCAACCAATTCAAGACGATAGAAGGCATGGTGTAATGACTTTATCTACTGGAACTAATGCGTCTGGTAGATGTAGTTACCATAATGGTTTAACTCACTTCATTTATGGAAACAATGGAGCATTATATTTTGATGTAACTTGTTATGTTCCTATTTTATCTACAGCAACTCAAGAATTTACACTAGAATTAGGTTTAGGTGATAACACTGGAGCTACTGCTAATCAAACGAATGGAATATATTTTAAATATGATAGAACTGTTTCAGCTAATTGGATAATAGTTTGTTCAAATGGTGGAACTCGAACATCAACAATAACATCTATACCAGTTAATGCGACAAACTGGACTTATTTAAGAATAGTAGTAGACACAACGACCGATATTGTATCATTTTATATTGATACAACTACTGCTGGTTCAATTAACACTAATCTACCAACTCCAACAACTGCTATAATGGGTAACTTATTTAAAATACGTAAAACAGTTGGAACAACTGCAAGATTATTTCATATTGATTCAGTGTATCAATGGCATTATAGAACCAACTCATTAGCGTGGGGAGCTTAAAATGAAATATAGAATAGAATATTATAAAGATAACACAATCTTTAACCATTTCACTTCTGAAGAAGATATAATCAATCAACATTTTATAAAAGAGTTCGACACCGAACAACAAGCAATCGATTATATGATAGCTGAAAATGTAACTTCCGATATTATTCCTTTTGAAGAAACTCCTGTAATCAATTATGAATTAAGAATCAAATCACTTCTCTTAAATGAATACAAGACTCTTCATAACTCTAAGATTGATTTTAGAAAACATTTAGAGCAAAACATTCAGTTAAAAAATAAAGACGTAACAATGCTTAACGGTAGACCAGTTGAAGCAATATATACTTATGATAATATTAACATTGCTAGAATTAGATTTGAATTTGAATTTGATTTAATTGGATTTATAGCAAGACGTAAAGAGATATTAGGATATTATAATACTAATGATGAGATATTAGAAGAGTATATAATATCTGATGAAGAATATGGTAACACTGAATATCAATTAGGTAAAAAGTTTGACGAATCAGTTAAAACAAGAGAAAATGTATTTAAAAACATAATGACTACTGTTAACATGGTGTTAATTAATCATTTTATTCCATTGGGAGAAACGATTGCACAAGCTCAAAAGAAAGGTAGTGATATGTATACTACTTACAATAAAGAGATTAGCAGTTGGATACAGACTGGAGATGGTGACTTAAACCAATTAATAGAAGACGATACGACATACAGTTGGTTAGAATTAGAAGTTATAACTGGAGTCACGATAAGACAATTCATAACTTCTAAAATTGATTAAATTATAATAATAGAAAAGGATAAAGAAAATGGATCAAAGATATTCACATTTGTTAAATCAGATAAATGCTTTAAAAGCATCAGTAGAAGAAGTAATTAATACTCCAACTACTCCATCTCAATATGCTTCAAATTGGAACTTTGCTTCTCCGATAACAGTTGGTATTACTCCAATAGAAGTAGCTCAATTTTTTGAAGCTCCAGAGAATGGCAATTATGAAGTTGAAATTGAAGTTCCTATTTTAATGAACAGTGGTAAAAATGAAGAAGTAACTATATCAATTTATAAAAAAGACACTCCAATAAGCACTGCTGTTGAGCTTCAGTCTGATTTTTTAGGTAACGACACTTATGTTAATACTTCTAGTTCTGTTTATGGAACTAGTAATAGAAACTTCGTAATTAAACTTAAAGAAACTATTCCAAACTTAATTACTGGAAACTGTTTAAACATTAATATATTTTCAGACACTAACTCAAGTTGTGTTGTTGGAGTTCCAACTTTCAGAGTTAAACAATACAGTAATGACGTAGATAGACACGCAATAGGATTTGGTGTTTAATTAATGCAAAATTGCACCTTTATTGGATCGGGATCTGGAACTAGATTCTATTATATATTTGGATCTCTTAAAGCAATTCAAGAGAACTATAATATAAATAATTATATCTTAACATCTGGTTCTGGTCTTATTGGTACAATTCATGCAGTTTTTAAAAAACAATATTCAATCAATAAAATAGAGAGAATATTAAAATCATTTGACTTAGAACAGTTACAAGATAGAAATATTCTCTTTCCTTTTGTTGGAACAGGTTTATTAGATGGTGATTTAATTAAACAAACTCTTTATAAAATATTTAAAGATTTAAAGTTTAAAGATATAGACTCTCAAATTAGCCTTATATTAAGTGATTTTACAAATAATGTAGAAATACATTGCTCTTCTAAAACAACGCCTAATTTTGCCATTTATGAAGCTCTAAGAGCTTGTATAAGTATTCCTTTAATATTTAAAACTGATAAGTATAAATTAGAAGACTTTAATCAAGAACTATATCTGTCAGATGGAATGGTTTTTAACAACTTTCCAGTAAACTTAAATGAGAATGAGTTAGCATTTGGAATAAGATTAGTTAATAATGAAGTTAAATATGATGTTAACATCATATTTGATGTAATTATGAAAACTCTTGATAACTTTATAAGAACTAGAGAATTAGAAGCAATTAAAGACGCTAAAAATGTTAATATAATAGAAATAATATCAAACGAAAATCCACTTAATTTCAAGCTGTCTTATGAAGATAAAGAGAAAATGATAGAAAGTGGATATAATCAAACTAAAGAATATTTAAAGAAGCTCTAAGAACTTGCAACCATAATTAGCACCTTTTTTAACATAAGTCATCTTAACTTTAAGTTCTAACATATTTATTGGTTTGTTTAAATTTTGCGATTCTCTTATGAAATCATCAAAATCAGAAATAAACATTGAGTGAGTTTTACCATCTATTTTAGATTTAAATTTAATTTTTATTGAAGACCTTCCTCTTGAATATGAACTGTATTGAAGTATGTCATCTTTAATAAAGTTATCTATATGACCACTTTGTCTATACCCATTATCATATTCTAATATCTCTCCATTTGAATCAACTGGTAATTTAATTTCTTTTTTCATTATATCTCCTTTATTATTAACATTTTTAACAAAACTAAAATGTTTCTTAGCTATTTTATTAACATATTCTTCAATACCTTTTACCTCACTATTTAATCTAAACTTCTTATTTGGTAAATATTGTTGAGATATATTTTTAACTAAAATACTATCATTCTTAAATATATCTAATACGCTGAACTGACCATAACATTTTTTTATAAGTTCTCCGTTATAGTAAATCCAATGTTGACCATCTAGACAAGATAAAATTAAAGCTTTATTTTCTACTTGCATCTTACCTCTTATAATATTTCAAAATTCTCTGTAATAAATCCGAACAATAGCAATATAAGTATTATTATAACACAACCGAACCATAATGCTTCTACAACTGGTTTTAAAAACTCGCTACTATTTAAATAATTAGTCGTAATACTGTGAGTTTCGATTTCTAAATCCATAACTGGTTCTCCTCAATAAAATAAAATTCTCTTTATTAATTAAATCATAGTTGACGTATAAAATAAAGAGAATTAATTAAACTTGTAATATTTCTTAACTTATTTACAATTTTATCATTTTATCGACTTCATAACTGAAGATATGTGAACTCATTCTTAAGTCATTGTAGACTTGAGAGATTAGATGTTCTCCGTTGAAATGAATGTTATTATTTAAGATATATCTAGCAGTTTCAACCAAATCGAATCCAGAATCAAAGTAACAAATCTCAGTATTGAACTGAATCTTTAATGACTTATATAAGCTTCTAAATGTGAAATCATCTAAAAAATCAACTCCGTTAACTCTATTAAAACAACCGTTATTAATGTAAGTAGTATGAAGCATTTTGTTATCATTAAAATGCTCTTCAACAAATTCAAATGAGTAATTGTTTCTTTGAATAAACTTATTAAACCAAATATCGAAATTATGAATATGATTTAGCTTTAATAGTTGATCTGTATCATAAACAAGAACTTTGCTATCCCATATATGATTCTCAAGTAATAAGAGATTCTGAAGAATGTTAGAATGTTCATTGACTCTAACAAATTTTAAAGGAATTGAGATATAATTCATTTCACTTATTTCGACATCTCCAGTCCATTTATTTAAGAGTTGATTCTGCTCTGATTTATAGAACAATACAAACTCAGTTATGTTTTTTTTAAAGATTTCAAACAATCTTGATAAAATTGTATCAAGAACTGTAAAACCAGTTGCTTCATTGACAACTTTAAAGAAATTATCATCTTTAAGATTTACTATCACTTTCATTTGTTTATTTTCCTTTAAAATTTCTCATATTTATTATTGTTTAAATATTCTCTCAATAGTTTACAATCAAGAACAATATCTGTGAAGAACATATTTTTAAACTCATTCAACTCATTATCTTTTGATTCGTTATTTTCAAAGAATTTTGTAAAACAATTCTCTCCATTATCAACATCGTCAACAATAATTGATAACCTATTGATGGTTACACAAATATGTAAAACAGTGAATAAATAACCATAACAGAAAAACTCGTTCTTATCACTTAGCCACAAAGGCTTCATATAAGTTTTGTTGTATTTAGATTCAAGATAAAGAGAATCTGCATTACTAATTACGTTATTTAATTCTGGATAACTTAATCTACTTAACTCAAACATAAAAGTTCTGTGATTAGTATTTAAATTTCTTAAAGAGTAAATTTTATTCAGAATATCTTCTTTTGTATCATTTGCTTTAAAAATGTTTTTCATTTAATCAAACTCCAACTCATCTACAAAATTATTAAAAATTCTATCTTTCTTGAATACTTCATTTAATATCAAATCAGAATCGAAGTAAGTCTTAAAGTTAATTTCAGTATAAGGTTTATTTAAGACTTCTTCAATTTCTTTAAGTTTGTCTTCTATATAAGTTTTATTAATTTCATTAAAATCTAAAAAAGTTGTTTTAATTCCGTTTAAATCAAATCTAAATCTTATAATGTTTTTAAGCTCTTCGCTTTCAGTAACTTTTTTAGAAAACACAAGAACGACTTTAAGAGATTTATTAAAATCAATATCGTTCTCTAAGAAATTAATGATATTTTTAGAAATAATGTCAACATCAAACTCAAATTTCACAAATTCAAACTTAGAAAGATTTGTTTCACATCTTTTTCTAAACCATTCATTAATTTTATCATCACAATCGTTTAAAATGATCGTATTGCTTGAACAAATATACATCTCTACTCAATTCCAATAACTTCTAATATCTGAAATTTAAAGTTATCTGGCAATTCTGATTGAACTATCTTGCTTCTAAGTAACTTTACTTCATTATTGTCTAGTTCAACTGAGTTTTCATCATTATTTAATTTAACTCTAAGTTTTCCAATAAGAGAAATTTCTTGAATAGTGGTAGATTTATTCTTATCAACAATGTTAAATAATAACACTTTTCCTACTGTCCATTTCATTATAGTAAGACTTGATTCAAGAGTTTTTAAAAAGAAACTCTCCATTGCAACTGTGAATAATTCAGTTTTAATATCAGTTGTCTTAAAAGATGTTATTATATCATTCACATCTTTCAAGACTTGTTGAGCTATTGTTGGATCTTGTTCTACTAGTTCTCTATTGTTAGAACTTAATAGAGGTTTACTGAAATCATATATCATTAAAACATCTCCTTAACTTTCTTTTCTTGAATTTTAATATCTTCTATTGTTTGATTATTAAATTCGATATTCTTACGATTTAAACTTATAATGAATTGAATTGAGTCTTTTTGAAGGTCAACTATTTCTTGTGAACCTATTTTTTCTAACGTAGTTTCATCAAGAGCATACTCTAGTTGGTCTATAGCTTGAGAAGTTTCAAAATTATTTTTACTAAATTCTCTTTTTATTTTTCTAAGTTTTTCTAATATTCCTTCTTTAACTTCTTTTTTAAAATCATTACTCATTTTATTTCTCCTCTTCTAAAGAATCTTCTAATATCTTTATTATCTTTTCATTTGTTTTAATTTCTTCTTTTAATATTTTCAATCCATATTTTTTGGATTTCTTAAAATATTCACTTTTATCTGAATTATCGTAAGCTTCAAGAAGAGATAAAACATTTTGTTTAGCTTCAACTAAATAACTCTTCTTTTCTTTTATATAATCTTTCCAACCGTTTATATAATCTTCTTTATTGTACATTCAACTTATTTCCTCTTAATTTAACTGATTCTGGAATATGTAATTGGTTGAGAAATACATTATAAGTATCTTTCTGATAAACAAATCTGTTATTAGTAGTATCATCACCTTTTCTAAATAGAACAGCTTTATCAAGAAAATCTTTCTTACCAATCATTCCTAAATAGTATCCTACTTTCAATGATTTGTCAATTCTCATAAAAACATAATAATCATTTTGTTGTTTCTCATAACTATATTTGAACACAGAAGCTACGAAATCTGGTCGTGGTACTGAATTAACTATTTTAGATTTAACGTCTATTGTATGACCATTTAGAATAAAATCATAGTTAACATTATTAGATCTTATAGCATTTGGGAAAAGCTTTTGAAATAAAACTTCTCCCAACATTCCAGTAAGATTAACTTCTTTAGATTTGATCTCATTGTCTTTAAACATTGAGTAAGAATTATTGCAACCAAACACCTCACTCAACTCTCTTGCTTCTTGAAGATCTTCTTCAGTTATTATTAATCTTATCATTAAATTCTACTTGTTGCTTTCATTGAGTTTGGATCAATAAAACCAAATTTTCCAGCATCAAAGAAGCTTCTGTCACTCATCTCAGATGGAGGAGGAGAGTTGTAAGTTTCAACTTGAGTTAACTCTTTATTAACTCTCATGATTCTACCATCTGCTGTCTTTATCTCTACCATCTCTCCACTAAATACAACTGGTTCTGGTTTTTTTCTTGATTCTTTTAAATCAGTTAGAACTTGATCTATATCTAAACTAGCTTGAGCAACCGCTAATTCTTCTTCAACCATTTCATCAATCTGTTCATCTGATAAAGTTCCATGAGAACTAAGAATATCAGAAGTTAACGAATTTAATGATTTAATAAATCCAATGAAATCAACTTTCTTTAGTTTACTTATCTTATAATCATTCTTATCAAAATAAGTTATTCTGATATTACTATTATCATCTTCATATTTTACTTCTTGTTTAATTACTCTCATTTAACCACTCCTTATATAATTCTGAAACTTCACTCTCTTCTTCTGGATAGCACGATTCAATAACTTTAGTTATCTCACCTCTAACAATATCTTTTTTATCAAAAATAGTGAATCCAATCTTGTTCTTGTTTCTAAATCTATTAACATCATGAAAAGCTGAGTCTAACTTATTTTGAAGATCAATTTGATTACCATCTCCAATAATGATAACTTTAGAAGTATCATTAATTCTAGTCAATAACATTCTAAGTAATTTAGGTTTAGTATTTTGAAATTCATCAAGAATAACTATTGTGTTACTATACTCCATTCCTCTTACGTGAGCTAGAGAATAACCTTCAATATAATTAGCTTTAACTAAAGATTCATATACGTGTCTTGTAGCAAACTTCTCTATAGCTGATTTCAGTGGAAGTATTAATGGAGCTATCTTTTCTTGCATATCTCCTTTCAAGAAACCTAAATTCTCATCTTCATCGACTGAAGCTGGTCTAAATAACATGACTTTCTTATATTTCTTCTGTTTAAGCATCTGTAGAGCATATATAATAGGAACAGTAGTTTTACCAGTACCAACTTCACCAATAACAAAATTAACTGTTTTATTATGAAGATTCTCAAATAACTCTTGCTGTTTAAGATTCTTAGCATAGAAGTTTATATCTGGTATTGAGTCAGTATTGAAGAAAAAAGATGGTACTGTATCAAAATCTTTATCATTAAATTCATAATTGTTATCGAATTTCTTAATTCCTTTTGTTTTACTTCCTCTTCCCATTATATTTATTCCTTTTCTCTTAAATAGTTTAAAACTTCTAAATCTAATTCTTTAACTCCCTCAATAATCTTATCATCATTAACATTCTTATTAATATAGTTGAGATTGTGAATTAATCTCTCAAGGACTGAATTACTCATTATTTTACTCCTATAACACCACTATCAATAAAAGACTTCATTTTCTTTTGAAAAGCTTGATACAGTCCTGTTTTACTTCTAACTTCTTCATAAGTAAGTTTAAGAAGTTTAAATTCATATTCTTGTTTGATCTCATAAGAATACTCATTACATAATCTATTAAACATTCCAATAAATGTAGGATCGTGATAAACAACTTCTGTAATAAAGCGATTGTTATAATCAACACTAAACTGATTTATTTTAACTTCGTTAGAGTTAGATTTAACTATTCTTGAAGCAGTCACTTCTTCTTCTAATATGTTAACAGATTTCACATTTTCTACTTTTATAGCCATTTTACTTATTTCCTTTTACTACAATCCATTTTTACTTCTTTTATTAACTCTTTTGTTTGATTGAATTGTCTATCAAAACTAAAACTTATAGCAATCAATCCAACCCATAATGCAATTAACCAATCTTTTTCACTCATTATTCGATATTCCTTTTTTATAATTATACTTCTATATCGAGAATAAGTAAAGCTCGTTTAAGTTTGTCTTGAAAGTCATTATATTCATCTTTTATCCATCTCAAACCTTTTGCTTCTTTTTCAAGAACATCAATTCTCTCTTTAAGCATATTTATTGTTTGATTTGATATATCGGATGTATCAACTATTTCAAGCTTTTTCTCAAGACTTTCTAAATAACCGAATAAATCAATAAGAGGTTTAATTTTATTGCAATCCCAACACAATCCATTTTCTCCACATTTAGGAGTATCACAGTCAAAATACTTAGATTTGTATTTATTTATTAATATTTGTGCTTTTTGCTTATTCATTATATCTCGCTCTCAGTTTCTAATATATCTACAGCTTCTTTAACTTTATCTTCTAATTCACGAAGTCTTTCTTTATATTTCTCTAACTTAGTTATTTGATTTTGATAAACTGAATTAGTATTAGTTAAGGATTGTTTTTCAGACTCAAGAGATTTATTTAATGCTTCAAGTTGATTAACATATTGGATTATATCAAGTATCTCTCTCTCATATCTACAATAAACACAAAAACCTTTTTGTGGATTACATTCTGGAGTACTACAACCAATTATATTAGATTGTAACACATCTCTCATATTTAATATTTCTGGCTTGTTCATATTATTTAAGACTTGCTAACTCTAAAAGATACTTGTTTTCATTACTTAACTCTATATCGTTTTCTATTGAACTTTTATATAGTTTAGGAGTTTTAAGAATTAAGTTTTCTTCTCTCAATTCTTTAATTTCTTGTTTAATTTTTTTATTTTCAAGAATAGTACTTGAATTTAAACTATGATTAACTAAATTTTCTCTCTCAAGCTCTTCTGTATAATCAATTAATTCTAGAAGAATTTTATTATGAAAACATTGAATGCAATAACAAACATTGTCATCATCTTTACACATTAAAAGCTCATGCTTTATTATTGTTTTCTTACTTAATATATTCGGTCTTTTCATAACATTTTACCTTCTTCATATAACAACTCATCTAAATAACTTAAAAATGATAAATTCATCTTTTCACAATGTTCATATATTTTCTTTAAACTTTTATTTATTTCTTTATTTTTTAAATGATTTAAATCATCTTCAGAAGCATCAAATAGAATATGAATATCTATAGCACTAACATTACCATATTCAGAATTATATTCATCTCTTTTACTTTTAGCGACTCTAGTTCTTATCATATTTAACCTCTACAAGTCTTTAAATAAGGACAACTATCACAGATGTACTTAGTTGATATTTTATTAGGAAGCTTCTTACCTTCATTCAATCTATCCCAAAACTGCTTTAATTTCTCTATTTCAGCTTCAATTATAGATTCATCGTATTTAAACGTAAATTCTTTAAACATAAAGTCTTCTTCGTGATTGAAGGCAAGTTTATCTAATTCATTTTTGTGAGAATTAGCTTGATAATAAGCTTTCATTAGATTTTCTGGAGTTTCTTTATCTTTACTCTCATACCATTCAACTAGATTCTTTAAATAAGAATGAGTTTCATTAAATGATTTAAGAACATCATCATTGATAAAGTGTGGCTTTCCCTGATTCTTACAAATATAAGTAATTTTTAAATCGTTTATCACTTTATTTTGTTGTTTCTTGTAAAGATAAGCATACCAATGAACTTGATTTACATGATCTTTTTTTGGTTTATTTGAATTGATTAGATACAAATACATATTCAAACCACACGTTTTAAAGTCGTTAACGGTTATAGAGCCATCTTTATGTTCAAAATATCCATCTGTGCTTCCAGTAAGCTTTAAATCATGATCTTCAAAGTATTCTTCAACTCCTTTAAATTCTGGAAACACTGTACTTAAAGTATTGAGATTTAATAAAACTTCTTGAAGAGAATCATGAACTAAGTTACCGACTCCAGTAATAAAAGAACCTTCAAATGTTTTGTTCTGAATTGGAGTTTTGTTGAGTTTATAATAAGCTTTTCTCAAGCAACTGTTTCCAGATATTTGAGAGATTGAAACATAACCTTCTTTACTCTTGTGAGTATCTGGTTTATTTAAGTAAGCTTCTTTTATCATGTTACTAACTGAGAATGAGTTTTTAAACTTCTCTTTTTTCTCTTGTTTAGTTTCTTCTATAATCGCTCTTTGTTTCAATTTTCTAACCTTTTAAAATGATTCTAAGTAAATGATAACATAAAAGCAAAAAAAAATCAAGCATTGCTACTTGATTAAATGAATTATTTATTGAAGGAGTATTTAAATCTACTGATAGGAGTCGAACCTAATCTCTCAATGTGCTTTAGAGTGTTCTACCAGTTGAACTACAGTAGCCATAATGCGGAAATTGGAGTCGAACCAAATGTTTTGAGGTTATGAGCCTCACGTGAACCGTTTCACTCTTCCGCTAAATAAATAAAAGTTAAGAAAGTTTTATTAAAAACAACTGTGTTATCTTAACTCTTATAAGGACTATTTCACATGTCAATTCTAATTAAAACATATTTATTTGAGTTTGTCAAGATTTTTATTAGAATATTTTTTTAGAGAATGTTATTTGAACTTAATCAGATCAAGACTGTTATCAGTAACCTTAATTAACATTCTCAGCAAACAATAATTAGTGAGTAGCTACATATTATTATAGTTAATATTGTAATATTTCTTCTTAGTTCCTCCTCTTGATTTAATCGATTTATCTTGTATGGAGGTTCTGTGAATGTTTCTTGAAATTCTATAGTGATACAAATTTTCTTTAGTCCATTTCAACGCTTTTAATGGTTTAATTTTTTCATTATTTAATATTTCAACAATCTCGTAATCTGCTTTATCTAGATTATCTTTAATTGTTTGAAGCATCATTTTTTCAATTTTATAGTCTATCTTTTCTTCACTCTTTTTATAAATATTAGCGTTTCTTCCAAAATACTCAAACTTTTTAAAATCTTTATTATTTAGACGATATTGGCAAAGATAGTTAACAGTCCATTCTTTACCAGTTTGAGTAAATAATTCTAAAGTATTTAAAACACTAGAAATCTTAGAATCAGAATAATTTAAAGTAGCTTTTACTATATTGTTTATTTTGTTTTTATTTAATTCAAATTTCTTTATTGCTTCTTTATTTAAATCTTCTTTTTTACTTAATTTTAGTTTGTATTTGAGTATATCTTTAATGTTAAATCTGCTTAAATCATTACCGTTTTTATTCTTGTAACCCATCTTATTTAATTCATAAGCTATCAAAGAATATGGCTTGCTTTGAAAATTATCTTTAATGTATTTCAACATCTTGTATTCTGGATCTTGTGATTTAATTAATTCAATTTTGTTCATTTAATGCTCCTTTATTAAAATTCTATATACAGTTAATCATAACTGCTAAAATATCTTTTGTCAAATGAATTTAAATTAATTCTAGCACTCATAGCAAGTCAAATAAGAAGAGTTTATATCAAGATAGTACAAAAGGACTTTAAATGAATAAAGTCCTCTATAAAGTATAATTTTAAAGTATCATCAATCCACTTTAATTTTAGATTGTTCTGTACTTACTTTCAATGAAGGTTGTTTGATGTTTCCAGCATTTGTATTAGCTCCCATTTTAGAAGATAACTCGAAGTTTTCAAATAAAGTCGGTAAAGGTAAAATACCATTATTAGTTGAAACAAGTGGTTTATCATAGTATTGAGTTTGCTCTTTATCATCAATAACAGGTAATCCCATAATTTCTCTATTTTCATTGATTGTAGTTCCAGCATATTTAGAAGCACTTGCTACAATGTTAGAAGCATTAGCAAGAGAGAATGTTCCATCTGTTCCTGATTCTATAGTTAAGTCAGAATCTTTTAAAATATTTCTGAAAAGAGATAAATTGATTCTCTCGTACATGATTGATGTATATCTATAAACAACGTTTCTTAAAGCTGATATAATCTCAGCATTAATTATCGCTTCATTGCCATTACCGTTCTCAGATCTTATTCCAGCTTGACTTAATGGGATTCCGAATGTATTAAATATATCATCTCTTGAAACTTGTTTGAGTTTAGTGAAATCAATATCTCTCATCTTGTTACCGTCATTTACAAGTGTCATATCACCTTCTAATACTAAAGTTCTTCCAGCGTTTTTAGTTCCTTCAAACTTCTCTCTCATCTCTTGTCTATTCCTTCTAACAGCTTCTTTATTTGAGTTTTTCATTTCAAATATCATTCCACCCATAAAGCTTTGTTGAAACCAACTTGAGATGTATTTTTTAGCTTCTAAGTCGAATGTACAATCTAACAATAATGGACTTAACTCAGTTAAACCATACAACTCATTGAAAGGATTTGGAATTTTAAAATGAATTATTTCATCTGAGAAATACACTTTATCAATAGAATTCTGAAGCATATTAATGTGAAGGTAAGCGTAATCTATCTGACCATCTCTTTTATTAACAAAAGGAACTACTCTTATTGAATCTGGTGTAATATAATGAATTGAGTGAATTTTACCATTTCTCTTTTTAATGATTTGCCAGTAAGAGTTACCACAACTGATAAGAGAATGAATTGTATTTGTAAACAGTTCATGTCTTGTAGTATTCTTATTCGGATATTTCAACAACTCATCCATATCTTTAACAGAATTAGTTTTATTTGATTCTGATTTAATTCTATAAAGTGGTTTAGCTGATAAAAACATTTGACTTATAACAACATTAGAGAACTTAACCCAATTACTTCTCTCATATAACAGTCTGAGAGTATAAAATGAAGCTCCAATTGTATCATAAGTAGTTCTATTGAGATTGTTTATGTAAGGATCTCCAGATATTCCTCCAATGTTTTCCTTATTGGTTATCGGAAGATTGTGAGCGATTGCTGAGAAGGAAGGACTCATTTGTTCATAATCTGGATATTTACCACTTCTTTTAATCTCTTCTTCTATTTTTAACTCATTTTCAAGAGTATTTAGTTCATTTTCGTTAAATAACATAAAATCCACCTTCTGTATAGCTAGATGCTTGAATTAGCATCATTAACATATTAGGATAGTCATCTTTTCCACCCTTACCAATTATTTTGCTACCAATCATATACATATTTTGACATTGATTTAGATGATTTTTATCTTGTTTACTTCCATCGAATCTTCTTTTAAGTAATCCTTTACTCATTTCTGATTTAAGGTTAACGAATCCATCAACTTTATTATCTTGAGTAGCTTCAAATTTAATAATCATATCTTCATCATACTTCTCATCGTTTAAAATATAATCTCCAACACCTCTACCTAAACCTCTATAATCAAGAGTTAATTGAGATAATTGGAAAAAGTCAATTAACTTCTTAGCGTAGTTAGCTTGTCTTATAATATCTTGAGTCAATTTCTTTAGATCCGTCTCAAATATAATCTCTTTTTTTAATGGATTATCTCTTCTTATTCCAGCAACTCCAAATATTGAATCATCATTAACTGAAGCTATATCCCAACCTCCAATAAAGTCTTCATAAACTTCTTCAAGAGATATATATCCAGTTTCAGTTTCATAAGATTCTTTTAAAATCTTGTAATTTAAATCAGATGGAAGCATTTTTTCATGATCGTCAATATAATCGTTCAACTTAATATCTTCAAAGCAAGTGAATAAAGGAATATATCCATCTCTCTCAATAAAGTTTTCCATTAAGAAATCATCAGATAAATATGGCTCATTTTCTTCATCTCTAAAGTTCAAGTTATATTCCTGATCTAACATTTGAGCATCTAATCCATCAAACAATCTTTTATTCTCAACTGCGTCTACAATGTGTGGAACATCTTTCCATTCAATTCTAAATATCTTTTTATCATTTTTAATCTGTTTTCCAGTTACTTCAGTAAATGATTGAGTAGCGAGTCTATAATACATTCCTTTCTTGCCTTTTGGAGTTGATATTGCTACAATTCTTCCGGTCTTAGTAGTTGAAGGATAAACTGCTTCATAGATTTGAATTGAGTCGTTTTCTGGAATAATAGCATACTCATCTAAGTAGAATGTTCCAGTCCAACCTCTCATAGAATCTGGATTAGAAGAAAGCGATATAATCTTGATTCCATTCTGCAATTCTAGCATTGACTTGTTCTCTTGTTTAAATTTTGGAATCATGAAGTCAGGCATTGAGTAGAAAGCTTTTCTAATTCTATCTAATACTTTCTCTGCTTGAGTTCTAGTAGCTGAAACTACTATAATTTCTGGAATCTTGTTAAAATATGCTTCAAATACTGCTCTTGCTACAATTGCTGTACTAAATCCACTGTTATGAACATTGATTCCATTTGCAAAATAGTTATGAAATTTCTCTGTTTCTAAGTCATAAGTTATTTCATTGCCTAAATATCTTAAGTCTTTTAACTTAGCTAATCCATCTTGAGTTACTATTAAATCAGTATTTAGAATATATTTAAGTTCTTTAAACCCATTGTTAGTATTGTACTTGTGTTCTAAAGTTGATTTAAGTTTCATTCCATTGCTTAGAATTACTTCATAAACTTCTTTTACTCCAGATTCCCATATATCAACAACTTTGTCTTCACTTTTACAAAAACCATTAAAGGAAATACAATTATCTCTGTAATTCATCTCATAAAGTTCTTTTATTTTAATTTTCTTCGATCCAATATCAATTAAACTATCTCCAGTTAAACATTGACGTGGTTTGAGTATAACTACTATTCTATCTTTTTTATTCAAAAGATTCATAAATTCAACTTGCTTACCATACGGATCAAATGTAGTTCCATCTATTTCTTGAAATAAGTTAGTGAAGTCAGTTATGAATCCAGCACAATCATCAGGTAAATCGTAAGAATATCTTATTGTTTCTAAAAATAGTTGTTGTTGAGATCTCTCTTTTAATATTACGCCACTCATTTAAATCAATTCTTTCCTATCAAATTTCAATTTTAAGAAGAGTTTTTATATCTTGAGTATATTTGGACTATATTTAATAAATCTCCTCTATAAATTAGTTTTATAGTGTCTTACGATTTAAACAAATAATAATAAGCATTACAAGTCAATTCAATATCTTGAGTCTTTATTTTTAATTTCTTTATATCAGTTCTATTATTTCAATAAAGAGCTTATAAAAAAAATTTACGTAACCTTTACATATTTTACGTAAATAAGATTTTATCTTTCATCTAAAAGAAGTAATTACTTTAACCTAAATTTAATTTGACTTTTTATAACTCATAGTGTATTTTTAAGAGATCTTATATAATATATTATATAAGATCTTATTATAAGAAGAATATATTATTATAATATATTTAAATATAATATATATTAAATTAAGATCTTATTTAAATAATATAATCTTATAAGAGTTAAATATTAAAAGAAGAATATTATAATAAATAATATATTCTTAAAGATCTTATTTAAATAAAGATATTATTATAAGAGTTAATATTATTATATATATTATTATAATATATTATATAAGTTCTTAAAAATACAGTATAGATTAAAGAAAGTCAATAGTAAAAATAGTTAAATTTAAGTTAAGAATTTAGAAATGATTAAAAGAGAAAATTAAAGATGAATAACTTCTTTAAGAAATTGATTTTAAGAAGAGTTTATTTTAAAAAGGATAAAATATATTAAAGACAAAATAAGTCTTCTATAAATTGATAAGAGATAAGAGAGAATTGATTTTTAGATATTATAGTAAGTATGAAAACAATAATACATTTCCTTTAAACATGAGAGTTTAGAAAAACTTACGTAAAATATGTAGCGGTTACGTAAGTTTTTTTTATAAGCTCTTTATTGAATAAAGTTAATTAGATAAAGAAATTAAAAATAAAGATAAGACCGATCCCTTTATTAGAAGTCTACTTAAGTATTTTACCAGTATCATTATCAATAGTTACGTCTTGAAATGTCTTGAATTTACTTTTAATTATTGGAACTCCATTGTTATCAAGTTTAATTCTATTTTCATCAATTCCCATTTGTTTGAGTTGAACTGTAACGTCAAGATTAATTTTCTTTTCTTCTTCTTGTTTATCAAATTGTTCAGATATTTTAAGAAGTAATCTCATCTTTTCTTGAGCTGGAATATAACTGATTTCATTATTCTCAAGTAAGTCATACATTAATCTAGCAGATAATTTAGAGAGTTCTTTATTTCTAAAGTCTTTTGATATAAAAGTATTTTCCATTTGTAATTTACTTAATTCTTCTAAGAACACTGGATTTAAATAAAGATTCTCAATGTATTGATGATCTACATTATAAGCTTCTTTAATGTCTTTTTCAGACATTCCTTTCGTAATCGCTTTCATGATCTCAAAGTCTTCTTTATCAAGAGATTTTCTAATTGACTCGAGTTGTTTCTTTGTTTCAATGGTTATTTGTTGATTAATTCTATCTTGAAGATATGGATGCAATGAATCTTTATCTCTCATTGTTAGAGTTTTCATCATTTCTTTATTGTTTGATTCGTTAGATAAACTTATTTCATCTTCTTCAAATGAATTATTCTTTTTTTTAGATTTGATTGGTTTCATATTTAACTTTTAACATTCATAGCAAGTCCATACAGAAGAGATTTTATAGAGTTAATATGTTTGGACTTTAATAAGCATAAACTCTTCTACAAATTAGTTTTATAAGATTCTGAATAATCATTGAGTAATTTATTAAGTAATATAACAATTTTATTATAAACCTATTGACTTTTAAAAAAGACTGTAGTAAGATCTAGTTATGAAATTTATTTTATGGAGGATTAATTTTATGGAATTTAAGTTAGAAGATATTGGCAAGTTAAGTAATTTTGAAGATTTAGAGAAAGGTCAATTGTTTAGATTTGTCGATAATGACAGTGATATTTTTAATTTTAAAACAGATGATGGTTATACTTCTCTCACGGATGGTTTTCATTATTTAACAGAATTTTTTCCTGATGATATTGGAAGAAAAGTTATTAAATTAAAACAAATTGAATCAATTAAAGTTAGAGAAGTTAAATAAGATGGATAAATTTCAAAGCAAGTTCTACGATACAAGTTCTTTATCAAATAAAAATAAGAAAGATATTATTAAGAACAGTTTAATTCATTCTTATAGTTTTAAAATCAATAAATATGAAGAGTTTGGAAGAGATTTATTGAGAGATTTTACAATAAAAGATATGTTGAAATATCTTGTTGAAGATAATTCTGTTGAATTTTATATTATTAACAGACCTAATTATATTCCAATAGAAGTTAGTGAAAATGTTTCAAATTATCTTGAGATAGTTTTCTCAACTATTCAATGTAAAAAAGCTGTTAGAAATGAATATGATGTTTATTTAAGTATTTTATGTGATATAAGTTATTTAGATAAACTTATCAAGAGATATGATTTAAAAGAGAGAGAAATGAATAAATGATAGAAATTGAAACAATAAAAAGTAAAACTAAAACTAAAGAACTTAAGCTTAAAGATTTAAGTAGAGGAGATTTTTTTAAATTTAAAGATGTTGAAATCATATCAAGATTTTCTAAAGAAGATTTATTATTTTTATTAGTCGATCTCGATAGATTTGTTAATCTTAGAAATTGTTTATCATATTATAAACATGTTTACATTGATGATAATGTTATAAAATGTGAATTGGTTGAACCAATTAAAGTTAGAGAGTTAAATCGTTGATGTTTTAGTTTAATTAAACCAATTTAGTATTTTACAAAACTTTACATAACTTAACAGAAGTGTTATAATAGCACTTAGTTAAGTTATTTTTTTAAAAAGAGATTAAGAGAAACCTGTGATAAAATACTATAGTTCAGATAACAAATGCTTCGATACAAAAGAAGAAGCCTTAAAACATGATGAGGTTAAACTCTCTAAAAAGAGAACTTTATCTAATGAAACTCGTAAAAGAATAAGTGCTTCAAGACGTAATAGAACAACTCAGCCCCGATCTGGTCAATCGACTAAAGATCAGAATCTCTATGAACAGATGAACTCAGATTATCTTGTTTCTAAAAGACATAAAAGTGATTTAACAACTGTTAAAACCATTCAAGAAGAAGAAACTGAAGATTTAAATAAAGAAGATTCTTATGATGAAATCAATGTTGGTTTTGAAGATGACAAACAGGAAGGTGAACAGAAGATTGTTTATAGAAAACTGTCTTTAAAAGAAAAGAAACAAATTAAACAATGGCTAGAACGTAAGAAAAAGAAATTAGTTAATATAACTGCTAAAGATGGAATATTAAATCAATACGATATTCAGAAGGTCAATTTCTCTCAAATCAAGATGACTGAAAGCTTGATAACACATATCGAAGAAAGTTGGAATGAAAACTTCGATCCAGAATTAGTAGATGTTAATGAAATTGATATAATAGCTCAAACTAACTTCTTCTATAAAGTCAAGTTATTTAAAAAGATAAATTTAGATGAAAAAGTTATAATGATATTATCTCTTCTTTACTATTTCAATATCTTTTTAGAATCTTACTCATTCACAGATTTGACTTTAGAGAACCATAACAAGTCATTTGAGAACTTTTTAAAAAGAAACTATCAAAACATATTAGAGTTCAATTTCGAGTCAAAGGAAGAGTTATTTTGTAACTTTCTGAATTACTTGTATAAAGATAGATTATTTGATATAATGTTAGAAGCTGATACAGATAAACTTGATAAAAGTAAACGTAAAAGCTTTTTAAAAACATTTGACTTTAAAGGAGTTAAGAGATAATGAATAAATTACCAAATCCGATTATTAAGTTTTTCGCTTATAATCACTTACCAGAACATTTACAAAAAATATCTAAACCAGTTGGAGAATTAGCTGATTTGATGGAGCAAATACTTCCAGATTCAGCAGAGAAATCCGCTGGCTTAAGAAAGTTACTTGAAGCTAAAGATTGTTTTGTAAGAGCTAACTTAGCATAATGAACATTCTATCTTGTGACGTTTCATATAGTTCATTCGGTCTTGTTCTCTTCTCAACTGATGAGAATAAAGTCTTATTGAATGAAACTTATAAATTTAACTCACTTTCTCAAATCAATAAAAAAGAAGAGTTACTTTTTAAAAACATTCCTTTTGTAAAAAGAGAGAAAGTTAAAAAAGTTAAAGGTGAGAAAAAAGTTAAGAAAGTTAAAACAGCAGAAGATAGGATTCAAGATGAATTATCTGAATATTGGAATAATATAAGATTATATGAGTTTTTAAAAAACATTAATCGTGTCAAGACTGATTATAAGATAGATGTAATTGTATCTGAAGCACAGTTTTCTAAAATTTCTGATGTATTTGCTATTGTAAGAGTTGCTTCAGTAACAGATGATTATATAAGTAAGTTCAAGTTATATTATCCTAACTCATGGCATAAGATTCTTTTCAATAACTGTAAGCTTGAACGAAAAGAATATAAGAGAATTACTAGAGAATATATTGATATTAAAGTTATTCCTAAATTATCTGAGATAGTTAAATTCAACTCAGAAGATGAATATGATGCAATGGCTTTAATAATGACTTATTTGATTGACAATAAGTTTGATGTGAATTTTGGAACTTATTATATTGATAAAGGAAGTAAATAGTGAAGTTAGAGATTGATATAGAGTCTTTTATAGAAGATAATACTAGATATGATGAATCTGTTATAAAATTTCTTCTTTCAAATTCTTTAAATAAGAGTAAGTTTTTTATCAATCCTTACACTCAAGAGCTTGAACGTGATATTAAAAGACAAATTATATCTTGTTTAATTGAAATAGTTGGTTCAAATAGCTCTAAAGCTAAAGAATGGTTAGATAATTCAACATTTGAAACTATAGTTATTGAAAATCATTGGTTACATGAAGATGTTATAATTATTAAGTTAATTAGAGGAAACAGTAAATAAATGTTTATAAGAAACTTTCAATCATTTTCTAATGAATATAAGATAAAATTTGATAGAATTTCTGATGTAAGATATGATAATTACGATCATCAAACAGCTTATATCAAAATAGATGATTATAAAAGACTTGTATTTAAAATCTATAAAGAACCAGTTAGTGTTACTTATACTGGAATTAGAAACATATTGAATGTTTATTTGGAAGAGTTTGAGAGAAAATATTATTTCAATTTAAAAAATCAACGAAGATATAAAGTTTGTGATAGTCAACTAGTTTTACTTTCATCTTTTATAATAACTGATTTTGATTATAAGGTTAACAAAATGTTTATCGGTAAATCAAGACCATTTAATTTTAGTTATAATGGGTGGAAACCATATAGAGATATAGAAACAATATCAATAACTAATAAATTTGGAACTGGTATAGCTGAAGAATGCTTAAATAGAATAATACAAGAAAATATGATGAAATATAATGTAGAAAAGTTAAAAAAATAAATGATAAAATTTGATAAATATGACATAGATTTATTAGAGCAGATATTTGATACTGCTACCGAACAATGGTTAATTTATAATGATGATAACGAAGAAGATTTGTTTGATAGAATTTCTTTATTAAAATCTAAATTAGTCGCAACTATTCAAAATAATAAAGGTTAAATAAATGAGAATAGATATAAGTTTAAACGATTTCACTACAGATGATTTTCATAAGTTCTATAGATTTATTGATAAAAAAAATGGTACATTATGATTTGAATTTTGATAAAGTTGAATCTAATGAAAATTGGCTTGAGTTAAGTGCTAAAGATGAGAATGTTGAATTTAATATAAAAATAAGGAGAAATTGATATGACTAGTTTTATTGTAACTATAATCGCTACAGTCATTGGAGTAATTATTGCTGAGATGATTATTTCTGCTTTTTATGAATTTCAATATCAAGACGGTGAGTAATTATGGTTGAATTTGGATTTACTGTTTTTGGCTCTGTTATATTTGGTCTTATAATTGGAGTTTATATATCTTATTTGTTTTTTCTTAAAACTTTTGAATTAGATATACTAAAAACAGATATAGAATTAAGTAAAAATTTAGATGAATTATTTGATATACCATCAAGATTAAGAGAAGATGAAGTTGAAGATGATTCTGAAATTCCTAAATATTTAAAATGGGAGTATACTTGTGATTGAATTTGGAAATTCTTTAGTTATTATAAGCATTTTATTCGGAACTGCTTTAATAAGCTTTATAATTGGAGTTATCGTAACATTAATAAGTAGAGGTGATTTAAATGAGTGAATTTAACGAAACAAGATTTGAAGAACATATAAGTAACTTCAAATATAGTATTGAGAACGGTTATTTAATAACAGTTGAAATGCACGATCCTATCAATGGACTTGTTACTAGAACTGGATTTTGTATAGAATTATTTGAATCTGGAATGGTTCTACTTTGTTTTGATGCTTCTGGAGCAAGTTTATCAACTGTTAGATTATCTCTAAACATGAATGATGTAATAGCTACTGTAACTCCAGCTATAGTTTCTTCAGTTGAATTACAAAAACAAATGTATGAGTGGTATGATAACTATATTGTAGCTCATTCCAATACACAACAACCAGAACAAACAGATGTTGAGAAAGCTGGTCAAGAATTAAATAAAGAACTTGAAAATAAGAAAGATAATTGGTATAATTATATCAGATCTTATATTGATTTTAAGATTGATTTATTTAAAGATTGGTGGAGTTTTAAAAGAAATGAAAATAGAAAATAGTGTATTAAAACCTCAAATACTTCTAGTAGATTTTGATAATGGAGTGAGTACTGGAATATTTAGTTTAGAAACTGGTGAAGTACTTGATTATGTTGGTCTTGAATCTACTTGTGCTTCTAACGTAGCTTCAGAACTTCTAAAAAGTTTAATAGAAAACAATATTGATATTAGAGTTGGTTTTGTTCATAAAGATTATGATACGAATATTTTAGAAAATATTAACGATATAGAAGTTCAAGACGAAGTATTTTTAGACTCAGATGATAATGAAGACATAGTGAAAAGATGGATTAAGGAAATTTACAATAAAGATGAGAAATAAACTACTTAAAGTAAAAGTTGAAGATTGGTGTTGGATTTATTTAAACGGTAAGCTAGTTGACGAAGGACATAATATTAATTTATTTGATTTCTTTAATTCTCTTGAAGAATCTTTATACATATATTCTCATGATATAAGAGAAGTTAGTTTAGAAGATGATCTTTATAATTATTCTGAAGATGACGATTATGAAGAGAAAAGAGATAAAGAAATTGAGAGAATTGTTAATGAGTTTTTTAAGACACATGAGTCTTTTAAAAATGAGAATGAAGCTGAGTCAATAACGTTTAATTGCTTATTAAATGAAAAAACTAAAATAGTTTCACTTAAATATTATTTAATTGGAATTGAATCATTTGTTTATTTAATTCAAGAAGATTTGACTCAGCTTATAAGAGATGGTTATAATATCTCTTATATTGAGTGTTCTTATAACTGTTTTCAGAGAATTAAAGAAGTTATTCCTAATCAAATAAGAATTGGGTTTAACAATAAAACATATTATAAAACTGATTATGGGTACGAAGTTGAATTAGAGGTAAGAAAATAATGAAAATAGATTTAAAACAATAATAGTGTTGATATGTTTAAGTGTTTTTACAATAAGTTGTGACAGCAACACAAGATATGATTACAATACTTATGATTATAATGATAGCTACAGTAGACCAGCTCGAGTGATTGAGAGACACCATCATCATTATAATAATAGTCGTAGCAATAACTTCTTTAAAAGAAGAGAGCGTAGAAAAGTAGTAGTTCACAATCATTATTACAGTAAATCAAGAAAAAGAAGATAAAATATGTTTAATAAGAATCAAGAAAGACCGAATATAATTAAGAATTTAGATGATGAAGAGATTAAGAAAACTATCATAAGTAAAATACTTAGTTTAGAATCACATGAAGTTCATAAAAAAATTGATTATGAGTGTTTTCTTGATTTGTTTCAATATATCTTTAAGCTTGAGAAACATATTGAGTTATCTGATAATTTAATTACAAGATTGACTAGAGATGCTGATGTAGAGTTGTTTTTAAAAAACATAAAGGAATAATAATGAAAATAAGTGATAATGGAATAAAATTTATAGCTAATTGGGAAGGCAAGAGAAACTCTACTTATCTTGATGCGGTTGGGCTTCCAACAATAGGAATTGGACATCTTATAAAAAAAGGTGAAAGTTTTCCTAAACCTCTAACAGATAAAGAAGTATATGATTTATTTAGAAAAGATATAATTGGTTTTGAAAATGCTATTAACTCATCTGTTAAAGTCAAATTAACTCAAAATCAATTTGATGCTTTAGTTTCTTTTGCTTTTAATGTTGGAGTCGGATCTTTTCTTCAGTCTACTTTACTAAAGCTTTTAAATAAGAGTGATTATAAAGGAGCTTCAGAGCAATTCTTAAGATGGAATAAAGGTGGAGGAAGAGTGATATTAGGTTTAACAAATAGAAGAACTGCTGAAAAGAATTTATTTAATAAGGTTTAATAATAATTACAATAAGGAGAACTAAAATGTTTAAAAAGATTCTATTAACTGGATTAAGCTTTATTTTATTGAGTGCTTTCAGTTTTGATAACTCTATAAATGAGCCAGATTTAAACGATCCAACTATTGATAATCAATTCGTATCAATTAAGATAATTGACCTTTCAAATAATGAGCTAGCTACTGTTAAAATTGATTATAATGATATAGAATTTAATCAAGAACATCAAACGTTCTTTTTTAGAATTAACATACCAACTGAATACTTAAAGCAAAGAGTTCAATCAAGAAAAGATAAAACATTTTAAATATAGCTTGACTTTTTGAACAATAGGAAGTAAAATAATATTTAACCTCTTTAATGAGTATGAGAGTTATCTAATAAGGTAACTCTTTTTACTTTAATTGAAGAGATATTTATGTGAGTTTTAATAAAGAGGTTTATTAAATGGAGTTAACAAAAGCTCAGAAGAGCAAGATTAAATTTATTGACAAATTGAAAGCAAAATTTGAAGATTATCCGATTAAATGGGGTTTTGAAGGTTTAGGTTATGTAATATATAAAAGAACTTATGCGAGAAAACTTTATAAAGGTTCTCATGATAAATCAAATAAATGGTTATATAAAGATGAGTTCAAACTTAAATTCAATGTAGATTCTAAGAAGCTTAAAGAACTTATAAAAGATGGCGAAGTTGTTGAGAGAACAGAAGAATGGCATGAAACAACTGCTAGAACATTGAAAGGATCCATTAAAATTGGTACTCCTTACACTAAGAAACAACTAGAAAGATTATTTCAATACTCAATGGATCTCAAATACTCTTTTTCTGGAAGATTCAACTGGCAAGCTGACACAAGACTTGCTAATTCTGGAATCATGAATAGTTTAATCAATTGTTATTATTTCAATATCGACTCAGTTGATTCAATAGCAAATAATATTACTAAGATGTTTGATTTGCTTATGTTAGGTGGTGGTTGTGGATTTAGTGTTGAGAAGCAATTCATTTCTAAAATAGCTCCTGTTAAATCTTCTGATATTAAAGTTGAATTTGTTAAAAATGTTGAAGATGTTGATTATACTAAATTCAATAAAGAAGATGGTAAGATTCTCTATGATGCTAACAATGTATGGAATATGGAAACAGGAGATTTAATTAAAAAGATTCAAAACATTGTTCTAATTGTTCCAGATTCAAGAGAAGGTTGGGTTAGAACACTTGATGAAATATTTAAGATTTATTTTGAAACTCCATACGATGAAATGACTCTTAAAATAGATACGACTCTTATAAGAGAAAAAGGTGAAGATATTGAAGGATTCGGTGGAACTGCTTCTGGAGATGAAAGCTTAATTGAAGGACTCAAGATATTAATTGATCTATTTGAACAAAATAGAGGAAAACAATTAAATTCAGTTCAATGGACTGATGTTGTTTGTATTATCGGAGATATTGTAGTTTCTGGAAATGTTAGAAGAACTGCTTTAATCGCTTCTTCAGATATTACAGACATTGATTTCATGAACTATAAGAGATATGATAAATTCGTTATTCCATCTTATCGTAAGAATGTTAATATTACTATTGTTTGTAATGATGTTAATCTTTTACCAAAAGAGTTTTGGGAAAGTTATGAGAATAAAGGTGAAGCAATTGGCTTACTCAATAGAGATTTAATGCAAAAGTACGGACGTTTAGGAAACGATAATATAATAAATGATCAGAAGTACTTTAAAACTATTCAAGAAGTTAAAGCTTATAATAAAGTTAAAAACTCTATTAAATTTAAAGAAAATAAAATCGAAGAACTTGAAAAAGAAAATAATTCATTGCAAGATTATTTTGATACTATAGACGATGAAGCAGAGGATTTTTATGAGATTTCTGAAAAACTTGATAAAAACAGTGATAAGATTTCAGACTTACTTGAACAAATAGAAGATCTTTATGAAAGCGAAGAGCAATACTTAAATGATAGGAAGTTTTATCATAATGGCTTGAATAGAGTATTAGTTAAAGCTGATCCTGATGCGATTATGTGCAACCCATGTTCGAGTGTAACAAATAATGTTTTACACCATGATAAAGGAATAATTCAAATAAAAGATTTACAAGAAGGAGATAGTATTTGGGATGGCAAGAAGTTTGTTAAAGTTAAAAAGATAATTTCAAGAGGTTTAAAAGACGTTTACAGATATACTGCTCAAAACTCAAAGTCAATTGATTTAACTCAAAATCATAAAGTTTTATCAAATGGAGATAAATTTGAAATCAGTAATTCAGCTTTTATATCTTCTCAAGATGTAGTTTTAGGTCAATCGTTTTTCATACCTTATGAAATTATTGATTTCAAAATAATAAAAGAAGATTATATATCGACTGAAGAAGTTGTAGATATATTGGTTGATAGTGAAGAACATTTATTCTGGTGTAATGGGTTTATTATATTTAATTGTGGAGAAGCTAATCTTGAGTCAGGAGAGAATTGTAATCTTTACACAATCGCTGGTTCTAAATGTACTGAAGCAGAGTTAAATGACTTGCTACAATTAATGCACTTAAATTCTAAAACAATCGCTTCAAAGATGTTCCTATATAATCAAGATTTAGTTAATGCCAATCTCAGAGTTGGAGGTGATATTTCTGGAATTGCTGGAATAATGTCAGACTTTCAACATATTGCTAAGAAAGCTTATGAGAATCTTAGAAAATATGATAGAAAATTATCTAAGAAACTCAATTTACCAGAATCAATTAAACTAACAGTTCAAAAACCATCTGGAACAATTGCATTGTTATTAGGAATCGATGCTGGTATTCACTTATCTTATTCTCCTTACTGGTTTAGAACAGTTAGATTTGACGCAAACGATAAACTTCTTCCAAAACTTCAAGCGTTGGGATATAGAATAGAAGATGCGATAGTTTTTACTAAATTTGATGAAAATGGCAATGTTACTGATTGGACTACTAACCCAAATACTAAAGTAGTTTATTTTGCTTGTGAAGCTTTAAATAAGAACTTTACTGAAAAGAATGTATCAGCTATTGAACAAATGGAATTGAATAAGATCTGGCAATCTACTTTTGTAGATCAGTCAATTTCTCAAACAGTTAAATTTCAATTTGAAGATCTTGATATAATTAAACAATATCTTAAAGAGAACTACAATGACAATTTCAAAACTATTTCTTTCATGATCTTCAGTAATGGAAACTTTGCTCAACAACCTTATCAAGAGATTACTAGAGAAGAGTTTCTAGAGTATAATTCTAAAGTAGCTCCTTTATCAAAAGAAGTGCTTGATAGCGTTGATTCTACTAAGATGTTAGAGAATTTTGAATGTGAAAGCGGAGTTTGTCCAATCAAGTAAATTAGATTGGATTGTTAAAAGATATTAAGTTGACTTATAAAAAGATTGACTTAATATCTTTTTTATTTTATTATATTTATATAGAATTTTATTTAAAGGAAAATAAAACAAGATGGAAATATTAAACGATAAATACTATACTCCAGTTGAGTTATCAAAAAGACTAATTGATAAAACTTATGAAATTATTGGGATTGAAAATATAACTGAAATAATAGAACCTTCTGCTGGAAGTGGTAGTTTCTCTAATCAAATTGATAACTGTATCGCTTACGATTTAGTTCCAGAATCAGACAATATTATTCAAGCTGATTTTTTAGAATTAGAACTAGAGTATAAAAAAGGAAGATTATTTATAGGCAATCCGCCATTTGGAGTAAAAAATAGATTAGCTACTTCTTTTTATAAAAAAGCAGTAAAAAAGAGTGATTATGTAGCTTTCATATTACCTATTTCTCAACTAAACAATAGCGCTAGTTTATATGATTTTGATTTAATTTATTCAGAGGATTTAACAGTATTAAAATACTCAAACGTAAATGTCCATTGCTGTTTTAATATTTATAAAAGACCTCCAAATGGATTATTAAATTTAAAGCTAAAAAAGAGATTTAAGTTAAAAGATATAGAAATATCAGAGTTCAGAAGAACTAAAAATAAAACTTTTATAAAAAATGATTATGATTTTGGAATTTGTACTTATGGTAGCGTTGGGCGATTTGTTGCTAGTCCAGAAGAGTATGCTAAGACAATTTTTATAAAAGTTAAAAATGAAGAACTTAGAGTTGCAATTTTGAAATTATTTCAAAATTGTAACTGGGAAAAAGAGTTTAATTTCACTAAACCACCTAATTTGACAATTACTAGCTTATACGAATTTTTAATTAAACACTTTCCAGAATTAAATATAATCTCTTAGTTGACATTTAAATAAACAAGTGCTAATATTATAAAATACAATATTTTTAAAGGAGATGTTCAGACAAATGAATTTAGTAATTAATAAAAATCCGTTTCATTGTAAACCAAATGAGTCAGTTATCTTATTTCAATCAAAAGATTTTCCAGAATTTGAAGGAAGTTCAATTAAACAATTCGTACAATTCTTATATGATTTAGGATATAGTTTATCTCAAGTCAATTTAGAGAAAGTTGATTTAAGTGATTTAAATTTAGATGGAGTAGATTTAAGTAACTCTCATCTTTATAAGACAAATCTTGAGAGAACTTCTTTAAGAGGTTCTAACTTAACAAGAGCTAACTTGTATAGAGCTAATATCCATCAAGCAGACTTAACTAAAGCTGTTATTTATAAAACTGATTTCAAGTTTACTAATCGTTACAGAGTAATTGGTTTAGAAGTAATGGAAGTCAACAAAAGTGGATTAGCTAATATGATGTTTTTTAGAAATCATCTGCAAGTAGATCACTTAAAACATTCTTATGATGAATGGGTTAAGATATTCAAAATGGAAGTAGAGTGTGCTTATTTTAAAACAAGAGAAGATTTCATTGCTCATGCTAATACTTTCTTTTCAGTTCTTCAATCAGATATAATTCCTTTCAATATTAAGGAAGCTTAGAGAAGATGAAGTTTAAATTATTAAAGCAAGTTAATGTAGAAGTATTTTTAGAAATTTGTATTGCTGTTTTAGCAATGATTACAATTGTTTATTTATTAAGAGGAGTTTAAGAAATGGAAGACGAAGATTTTATTATTAGTGTTATTATTGGTATTGTTATTGGAGTATTTTTAACAATTCTTACTTTATTCTTAGTTGTTGATATTCATAAACCAAATCAATCAAGTCAAGAAAATCAAATAAAAGAATTAAAACAAAAAATAGAAATAATTGAATTAAATAAGAAAATATTAAAGTTAAAAGAGGTTAAATAAATGAATCAAATTAAAGCAAGATTAGAGAATATTGAAGTATTTCATATTTTACAAGTGGTTTTCTCTTTTGTTATTATAATCGTATTAGTTGTAATGATTGTAACTAATTCACATGATAATGATTTTAAAAGCAATATAAATTCATTCGAGTCAAATAATAAAGCTTTAGAGTTGAAAATCAAAAATATCGAATTAAATAAGAAATTATTAGAGTTAAATAAAGAAGGTAAATAATGATAATAGAAGTAGATGAAATAATTAAATTGATAAATGGTTTAAGAGATGAAATAGTAGGGTATAATCGTATTGTTCAAGACGATATAAATAAAATGAGCGAGAAAGCTCTTGAAGAATATGATAAAACTGTAAAAAATCTTACATTAGATAAACATATTTTAATAGAAAAAAATCAAGAACTTAAAAATCAATTATCCAACTTAGAGTATCGTGAAAAAGAATTAAAAGAAGCTAGAGAGCAAATTGAGTTATTTAACAATCTTGTTCAAACATGGTTTATGATTTAGAAAAGAATATTGGAAATTTGCAAAACACTAATAGATCTCTTCTTGATAAATTATTCGGTTGCGAAAGCACTATAAAAAGATTAATTAAACAAAATGAGATGCTAGAAGATAAAGTAACTAGAATATCTCATAAAGTTCTTGAGTTTCAAGATAAATTAACAGAAGCTCAATATGATAACATATTATTAGAAATTAATAAGGAAATTAAATAAAATGGATACAGAACTATTAATCGCTGACATAGATCAAGCACAAAAGTTTAAAAAAAATAAGTTAATCTCTCAAGCTATTACTAAAGCTATTCAAGAGAAAGATTTAAACCCAACAATCACTTCATTTTTACTCAAATCTCAATTTATGGGCGACAATGCTTCAATGGCTGAAGATGTTGTAAGAAGATTTAAAGATAACTCTCCTCCAACAATAGAATATTTGAATGAAAAGTGGTTATTTCAACCATCCGATACTACCATGAATCAATTTGACTTAGCTGATTTATTAAAAGATGATTATATTAAAAACAATTTCAACAAGATTCTCTTTAATAAAATCAAATCACTTAAATCAAGTAAAGCTGATATAAAAGAACTAACTCAACTTATAGATGAGTTGAGAGATGTATTAGTTGAAGTTCAAGATGTTAGAATGGCTTCATTTGAAGATTCTGATAAGAACAAACAGCTATTCAACGATATTAAATCTAATTTAGGTTTAATCAAATTTAGAACAATGAAACCGTTTAATTATCTTGAGTTTAGACTTCAAGAGTTAGAAGGTTTAATGGCTGGTTCTGGTTCTGGTAAGAGTTTAGTTCTTGAGAAACTTCAGACTGATTTAGATCCAGACGATTACGTTGTTTTACACTTCTCTTTAGAGTTTCCTCAAAAGCTTTACTTTAAAAGAATTGTAAGTTTGTTAGGTTGGGTTAGCTTCTCTCAGTTTGATAAATTAAATGACTTTCAAATCAATGAACTTTCAAGAAAACTTTCAAGAGAGTATCCACATTGGTATTATACTTGTTTAGATACTGATAAGAGCAGTGCTTTCAATGTTCATAAGATTGAGTCTTTAATTAAATACTATAGAAACAAATATGGAGATTCAAAGCCGATTATTGTAATGTTGGATTACGTTCAACTATTAGATGAGAACTTCGATCCACAATCTTGTAGAGTTAATAGAGATTTACATTCAATTGCTGTTAAGTATAATTGTTGTATAGTTGAAACAATTCAATGTAATGATGATGCTAGTAAATATGATTATCCTCCCGAACTAAGTATGATGGGATTTGTTAAAAGTTTAAAAAACGATTGTGATATTATTCAATCTTTTAAAGGAATTGAAATTGAAGGATCTCCAGAAAAAATGATAATACTTTCTAAAACTAAAAAGCACAGAAATGGTAAACATTTGGCTTTCAATTATGAAGTTGATTTCAATGATAATAGTTGGACTTGCCCTTCTGATTTAACTAAATTCTTAAAAGATCACTAATTAACATAAGTTTACAGAATATAAGTCATAAATTACTTGACTTATATTTTAAGAAGTGGTAAGATTATCATATATAGAATTTTAATAAAGGAGAGCAAGATAAAATGAAAATTTATAAATTGAAAGTAGGATCGGATGAGAAAATATTTAGGAATCTTGAATCATTCAAGACTTATATTCAAGAGAAGTATTCATTCAATATAGAAACTGTAGATGAGTTCAATAAATCATTTGAACAGTTATCTAAACCAATCAATATTTGTGTTGGTATGAACTCGTTGAACATTACAATAATTGACAAGTCTAATATTCTCAAAGCATACAACAGCAATATGAAAATAGTAGATATTGTAGACAATTCTGGCTTATCTAAAGCTTCTATTTGTAATTTACTTAAATCACATAAATCTGAAGTAAGTAAAGAGAATAGACATTTTAAGAGAGAAGTTAGGAGAATTTTCAAAACAGAAGATCAATTAAAAAAAGAAATTATTGAAGCTTTTAATACTTCAAGCAATTTAACTAAGATTGCTAAACAAGTTGGAACATCGTTCTATAAAGCAAGAGAGATATTAAATTCTAGCTTGACTTCAAGAACAAAATAGAGTAAAATTATATAAGATATTAAATCAAGGAGATTTAAAATGAAACAAAGACAAATAATTAACACTGAAGACAATACTTCTAAAAAAGAACAAAAAGTTGATGAGAATGGTAAGCCAGTGTTCTCATGGACTGATAAGGTTATTTATCCATCAAAGACTAAAAGTTTAATGATAGCATTTCTTAACACTGATCTCGAATTAACAATACAAACTCAAATCGATAAATATGTGAAAAATGGAGAAATGCCAGAAGGAAGTCAATCAGATGTTTTGATAACTCACAACTTACCTAAACCAGTTAGAAACAAGTTCAAAGCTTTAAGTAATTGCCAACCAATCAGCTTTATAGCAAAAGAAGACATGAAAGGAGCAGATGGCAAGATTCATACATACAAAGGACAACAAGCTGGTTATTATGACAAAAAATCAGACTGTATGCTTACTACTGCTATGAAACAATGGAAAGATGATCCTTCTGGTAAAAAGTTATATAGAAAGTCTATCGAAATATATATTCCAGCTTATGTATTTTCTTACAGATCTCTTAATCCAGAAACTAATAAATATGAAATAACTCAAGTTGGTCAAGAGTGTTTAGTTGGTTTTAGCGTTACTGATTTAGCTTTTCCAAATCAAAAAGGTTTTGGTAAAAAAATAATTGATCTCTATAATATGGAAGATGAAGATACTGGGATAAGCTTCTTAAACGGTAAGAAGTTTGAATATAAACCAGATGACTTAACTGCTATAAAAGAATTATCTCCAGCGGAATTATCTAAGATTCAAGATAGTCGTAATAAAACTCTTGAATATTGGAAAGATCATTTCAAAGCTCTTTATCCTTTAACTTATCAAGAATGGTTAGATGCTTATGAAAATGGTGAAACTAAGTTAGAGTTACCTGATTCTGGTAATCCTCAAATAATGCCATCTGATAAAGTTGCTAATTTAATGAAATCTAATCTTGCTTCAAATCATTCAGAAGTAACAGTTGATGATGATGACTTGCCACCGTTCTAAATAGTTATTGTAATATATTGAGATGTGATATTTATCACATCTCTTATTTTAAGGAGTTGTACTATGATAACAAAGATATTTTTTGCTTTTTCTTTTATTTCAATTTTAGGATACTTATTTACAATTATTTCAAACTCTCAATCTTATAACGATCATGCTTTAATATTTAGAAACTTCTATTTATATACATTGTTCTATTATTTTATAGGAATTGTGTTTAAATTTGATAGTTTATATTTACTTCTCTTCTCAATAGAAACGATTACTATATTTTATTCATTCTTGTTTAGAGGGTTGAATGTTATAAAAGGAATAGGAATAATACAGATTGGAATCATTCTTTTTATGATCGGACTAAATCAGTGATATATGAAAAGAACAAGAATAACTTAAATTTAAGAATCTTATTAAGTGAAAGTATTGGATTGAATTTCTCTTGTAATTGTGTTTATAGGAACGACACTACAGACATTTACAAAAAAAGTAACTTCACTGGAGAGATATTGAATGTTAGTGAATTTCATGTTTTAATTAAATCAGTTGAAAAAGATAAGACAGTCAACTTGTATTTAGTTAGAATATATGATATATTTGATTATTGTGTTTATTAAAGGAGATATAGTGATTATCATAAAAGAAGTTGATATTTGTACTTATGGAGCAAGTATAGAAATAGAATCTCATGATAAAATAACAAACAATGATAAGTTTAAGATTGAGTTAAATGGTAAGAATTACTATTTTGCAGTTAGCAGACTTAAATGTTATGATTATGATGAGTTCACAGTTAATGCAACCTTAAATCAGATTGGTTTTAAAGATCATATCAATAAAGAGCCAGATTTAGATATAAGAGATTTTATGAGAGTAGATCTTATAAAAGTTGAAGATGAAAAAGAATTAGAACAAATATTTAAAAAAGGAGAAAATTAAAATGAAAGTACAATTTAAAGCAATATCAGAAGAGTTTATTCCAATCAAAGCTAACGCTAATGATACTGGTTATGATTTCAAAGCTCATTCTGTGTATGGTTCAAATCTTAAGATAGATTTATTAGAATGGGAAGAAGTAAGAATTAATCCAAATACTTCTAAAATATTCGGAACTGGATTTAATGTAACACTTCCAGAAATGGTAGAAATTCCGATTCCAACTAAATCTAAATCAGATGAAGTAGAGCCAGTTAAATTTATTCCATGCTCACAGATTAAATCAAGAAGTGGTTTAGGATTTAAACATTCTGTAACTGTATTCAATGGACAGATTGACAATAGTTATAATAAAGAAATCTTAGTTAAATTAACTAATGAATCTGCTCATCCAGTAACAATTACAAGAGGTCAAAAAATTGGTCAATTGAGAATAGATTTCATTCCATTTACTGAATCTGAAGCAACTATAGTAAAATCACTCGAAGAACTTCAAGAAGGCTCTAGAAGTGGATTTGGAAGCACTGGTAAGTAAATTAAATGATATATGATGGTGAGTACGAATATAAAGGTAAACTTCAGACTCAAGAACTTATTTCAGATAGTTCTTATAATAAAGCTTGTTTTTTAGACTTCCCTCACCATATCATATATCATTTAATAATAGAATATTTCAAATATAATAAGAGTTGGTCTTTGAATGGATCTCATTATAAAGATCTCTCTTTTATATTTGATAAAGTTGAAATCATAAAGAATAATCAGAATGGTTTTCTGAATTATTTAAATGATAATAACTTTTACACAAATTACTACGAACAATCCGATTTAAGCACTCTTAACTCAATTATTGGCTATCAGAGTGTTTTTATTGGAACTTTCTTTTATAAACAAGATGTCAGCTCTTTTGATGATCTCAAATATTTAGAACAAATCATACAATATCTTATCTCGAACAATCACAAGATTTATTACATGATTCCAGATTTAATCTTTCAACCATCTGATATAACTTATAATGAAAATAGTCCAACTAATACAGAATCAGATTATGCTTATATGAGTCGCTTGAGATTCATTGATCAATTCTTACAATATCTCAGATTTGTTAAAAAGCTTCCAATCTATCGAGTTGTTATTCCGAATGTTTGGAACGATACAAATTTAAGATACTTTATTCAAGACAAGCTAGAGAAAGCTAAAACTAAATTTGATATAGATTCAATCTCAAGACCATTTCTCTTTTCTGAACAGTTTAGTTATTATCTTTTTAAAATCTTTGAAGAACAAGAATCAAAAAATTATATTATTAGTTCTTATTACTCAATCTCAGAAGATGAATTGTTTGATATTGATTTAACTACTTTAAACACTTATAGCAAACCCATAATTAAGACTTCAATGGAGTTTAACTATAAACACAAGTCAATCGAAAAATCTCTTAACTATAACGATGCTATAGAACGCTTATTAAATCTTAAAAAGTCATTTAACTTAAGAAACTTTCAAAAAGAAATCTCAAAGAATAAAAATAAATATTTAAAATAACTGCTTGACTTATATTGAAATAAGATTTACTATTGATCTTATATAAATATTATAAGGAGTTTTATTAGCATGAGATTTTATCAAAGATGTTTAAATTCTCAAACTGTTAAAAATGCTAATCAGATTATTAAAGGAAGGAATAATAAAATGCAAAATACTTTTAAAGAAGCTTTATTAAGTGAGATGGAGCGAATCATAAGAATAATCAAACAATCAGATAACGAAGTTAAAAACTACGATCATCCTATTATAGAAGGTAATGAATTAAATATTAGAGTTGAATTTATTAAAGATATTGATATTGGAGAATTAAGATAATGTTAAGTAACTCAGTTTATATAAGAGATGAGAATAATAATTTAATTGACTTAAGAGATGTTTATATTGATTATGAGTGTTCTAAAACACTTCAATTTCTTGCATCTGGCGAGTTCAACTCACAACTATTTCAAACTAACTCATCTCAATCTGCTCAATATCTAAGAAAATTCATAAGACCTCTCTTAAGTCAAAAAAGAGATGAAGTAATGGTTATAAGTCGTTTATCTGATATTACTACTATGATACGTCCAGCTTGTCAGCACAGTGGAGCAGTAGATAGATATTATGATAGAATGATCGGTAAAAATACTCCTCTTGTAATTGACGAATCTACTGAATTTGCTAGAATCATTAAACTTCATTGTAATAACACTTTCTATGAGATCTTATATCAAGAACAAATCATGAATATTTTAAAAGATTTGTTAGATATTAGTTATGGTAAGGCTGACTCAGTTAGAAGATTATTTGAGAAAAATAAGAATTTAGATGATGTTAAGAAAGCTTATTATAAAAAATGGAAACATAGTCATACAGTCGAACAGTTAAAAGAGTTTTGGGAATATTTAGTATCTGTTTCTGGATATTTATTCAATTTATCTCATGCTGTTCTTTACAGTTATTCTACTTATCAGACAGCTTTCTTTATGGCTAATTTTGAAGACAAGAAGAGTTTATTCTATTTGACTTCAATTATCAACAACTATACTGAAAATAGTGATAAAATTAGTTCGGTCTTCAGTGAATGTAATAATTTAAATATTAAAGTATCTTTACCAGTATTTAATTTTAATTTTACTAAAGCTAAAGCTATTACTAATTCTAATACAATTATGTTACCGTTACACGCTATTCATGGAATTGGTAAAACCATTGCTTCAACTCTCAATAATCAAGAGTTTACTGATTTGAAGAGCTTTATAGTTTATTGTAGAAATCATAAGATAAATAAAACTACTCTTAGAATATTAATTGAAATAGATTATTTTAAGCAATTCGGAACTAAACAAGAAGTTAAGGATTACATCAATTCATTAAAAGTTGAAGACTTTGAAACTAGAGAGAAGCAATTTGTTAAAAAGTATAAAAAACTTGTAGTGAAACTTAAGAAAGGTGAGACGTTAAATAGAGAAACTGATACTCATTACGAAGTTAAGACTGAAACGACTTTATATGGATTAGATGATTTTATAATTTATAATGAAGATCTAGTATTAAATCAAATAATAGTTCAACTTAAGTATTTTAAGAACATATTTACTGATTTGAAGTTGTTAGTTCCAGATTTAGGAGAGAATGATGAAGTTATATTATTTAAAGGTGATAAGCTTAAAAAATGTATTTCTAAGAAAGGATATAAATTCACTATAATAGAAGATTATAAAGAAGATTCGCTATTAGTTGGAAATATTCATTTAACAGTTCCTTTTGATAATAATTACTATATTCATATTGCGAGAGATGTTAAATATAGTGATAAAGGCAAAAGTTGTAATAACTTTTCTGGAATCCAATATATGTTTAATTTTGAATAAATATCTTGACTTATATTATAAGAAGTGCTAACATTAATTATATAGAATTTTAATAAAGGAAAAATTTAAAAAAATGCAAAAAGAAAGTTTTAAAATTGAATCAAGATATAACTTAGATGTTTTATTTGATTCAATAGATTATAAAGAATTTACTGGAAATTCTAATAATGAGTTTATTCTGTTTTTAATAAAATCTAAAATAAATCTTAATGGAGTTGATTTGAGGAGAGCTAATTTGAGTGGAGTTAATTTGAGGAGAGTCAATTTGAGTGGAGCTAATTTAAGGAGAGCTAATTTGAGTGGAGCTGATTTGAGTGGAGCTGATTTGAGTGGAGTTAATTTGAGTGGAGCTGATTTGAGTGGAGCTGATTTGAGTGGAGTTAATTTGAGTGGAGCTGATTTGAGTGGAGCTAATTTGAGTGGAGCTGATTTGAGTGGAGCTGAACTTACAATTTTTTCAAAATGGAATGTTTTTTATGAGCTTCCAGATGTTATTAGAATTGGTTGTAAAACTAAAACAATAAAAGAGTGGGAAAATTGGTTTGAAAACTCGACTGAAATTTTCGATCACTCAAGAGATTCTTTAACTTTTAAAAGAATTAAAGCACATTATAAATCAGTTAAAACTTATCTTGAAGAATGTAATAAAGAAGATTTATTTAAATCTGAAAAAGATGAAAACGGTAATATGAAGTGGTTCGCAGTAGTTGATTAAATTATTAAAATATTATAAGGAGAACAAAATGGAAAAAGAAAGTCACAAAGAGTTTGATAACATCTTAAACATAAATAAAGACTCAGTTGGAGCTTTACTTAAAAGAAGTAAGATTTATAATGATGGCTTTTTCAGAAGATACGTAGAGATAACTCTTATAGATAATCCAGATTTTATTAATAATACTAGCTTTTATGTATTTATTTATAAGAATTTTGGAGATATTTATAAGATTGTGTATGAAAAAGAATTTAGATTTTTAGGAGAAGCAATAAATAAATATAATCAAATAATAGAGTCATTAGAAATAATAAGTGAGGATGTTAAGTAAAATGTTAGAATTAAATCAAATTAAAGAATTACTTAAAAACAGTTTAACTTTAGAGCAAATTGCTTCAAAGAGTTATATGAATTGTCATTGTAAAGGATTGCATTCTTTAGCTTTTGTAATAGAACCATTTATCATAAGAATGTTTTATGTTGATTTAAATAATGGATTTTTAGAACAACCAGATGATTTTGAAGAAAACAATGAATTAGCAATCGGTTATCATTCTCATAGAAGAATGACTTCACTAATTATTAATAAAGGAGTAGTATATCACATATTATTAGGAAAACTTGAAAATCATTTAAAAGATGTTGACTCGATACCAGAACACTGTATTAAAAAAACAGATGAGTGGAGTTACCAATCTAAAATATTAAAAAGAAAGAGTAAAGTTGAGAAATTAAAAGATAAAGTTGATTTAGTTAGGTATACTTTTGATATTTTAAGAAAAAATGACTCAATTGAACTTAAACATTATCTTCATACTGTTCAATACGCTTCACCTTTCTCAAGCTGGTTTGTTATTGAGAGAGAGGTTAACCCATCTCATGAAGACAAGTTTTACAACAATGCTTCAGAAGATAAAATATTAAATAGTTTAAAAAATACTTATCTTCCAATGACTGTAGAGAAAGTTTATGAAATTCTCAAACAATCAGACTTATTAGAAGTATTGAAATAATCTAAACAATATGTTATAATTATCTCTATTACAATCTTATAGAAAGTTTAGAGATAATGAAACAAAAACAATACATTCAAGAACACTTACAAGATCAATCAGATTTTGAAATTACTGAAGCAATTAAACATAAAGGAACTGAATATTTATTTCATCCTATTTTCATAAATCTTATTAAAGAGTTATCGCAACCTTACTTTGACTATGATATAGATGAAATGAAAATAGCTTTAACTAGAATTAATGAAGAGCTTAAGAACATCGAATCAACTCTAAAAGAATTAAATAAGTTAATTCAACTTTATAATATAGTTAAATCAGATAATCCAATTAATAAAACTGAGATCAGTAAACTTGAGAAACATAATCAGTTTTTAACAAGTTTATTTAATAAGTTTTATTCAAAGAATATTGAGATTATTCAAAACAATATTAGAGAGATGAGAGAACAATATAAAGACTTGAAAATTATTCTTAAACAACTTAAGAGAGATTTAAAAATAAGCGTATATGAGTTTAGCTTAGATAATCAATCCAATAATGGCTAAAGTTTACAAATATGAAGGAATGATTATAGCAAATATAAGAGTTCTTAGTTATGATAAGAATAATTACTATAATTGTGAATGTATTGAATGTTTAGAAAAGTATTCGGTTGAAGTTAGACGTTTAAGACAAGCTTCAGTAGAAAACTTTAATAAATTCAGATGTAATTGTGATATAAGTGTTAAAAAGAGTAAAAAGAAAGTTAAAAGAACTAAAAGAAATATTAATCACATCGATCCAGAATTTAAAGGAATTTCATATAAATACACTAACTATAAATTCAGACACAATAAAAGATTCAAGACTCAAATAATATCTAAATCAAGTTTTTATGAAATATTAACTAAACCATGCTATTATTGTGGTAAGAGTCCAATTATAACTGATTTTAAATCTGGAAGCTATGTTTATAAGTCATTGTCTTCAACTATCGATAGAATAGATAGTAGTAAAGGTTACGAATCAGATAATTGTTTGAGTTGTTGTATAGAGTGCAATACAATGAAGAATAGTTTATCTTACTCTGACTTTATTCAACATATTACGAACATATATGATCACATATATAAAAATCAAAAAGAGAAATATTTAATTAAGGAGGTTTGTTAAAATGAACATTGCATTTATTGGTGGTTTAGGATCAGGTAAAACAACTATAGCTAAGTTTATAGAAAAGAATAATGAAGATTATAAAGTCTTCTCTATTGCTTCAGAAGTTAAACACATTGCTAAGATGATATTAGGAAGAGACATAGATAAAGCTATTGACCGACCTTTATTGTGTGATATTGGAGAGAATCTGAAAACACTCTCTAAAAATATTACATTTGAACAAGAGAAATGGTTACAAGATCTAGTTAAATCAAGCGGATGGTTCAAGGAATACTTAGAAGAGAATAGTAATGATGTATTTAATCCAAATTACTTTATTCAAAAGTTATTTCAGAATCAAGAATTTAAAAAATACTTTGATTTAGGATTCGCTCTAACAGATGATTTAGGTTTTGCTGTAGAAGTTCCTTTTTGGAAATCGAATAACTTAAGTAAGATTATGAGAGTTGATACTGATTATAATTTAAGAGTTCAGAATTGTATCAATCGAGATGGTTGTTATAAAAAAGAATGGGGGTTAGGAGCAAGAGAATTAGCTTATCCTAAAATCACTCCAGACCGAATTATCAAGAACTCAATTAATGGCAATCATAGAAGCTTGTATAGCATCTATAATGAACTGTTTGGAGAAGATGATGGTTTATAAAATGAATTGAATGTAAACTGAGAGTAGATATTTCAGAGAATAATTAAACCATTTGTTAAAAGATGTTAAGTCAATCTTTTTATAAGTCAACTTAACATCTTTTTTGATTTATTATTATTTATATAGAATTTTATTAAAGGAGATATTTAAAATGAAAACAGAATTAAAAATTAAAGTAAACTTAATAGAAGGTAATGTTAAGAGAAAACATTTAAAAATAATGAATTTTGAACAATTAACTTCTTATTTAGGATTACATTACAATAAAATATTAATCAAAAGATTTTTAAATGTTTATGTTGGAATGTTAGATTTAAAATCTGGTGATATGATAAACTTACAAAAAATGGAACTTATATTGTTAGATAGTTTAGAAAAAAATGAAATTTATGTTAATCATAAACAAATAAGAATTATTCCAGAAATAGTTATAGTAAGTAAAACAGAAATTCAAATAAATATAAGAATATATGTTAAGGCAAATGATAATGGTTGTGAATTATTAATATTAGTATAAGAAATTTAGTATAATGAAAAATAAAAATAATTTAGATGAAACGATTTCTTCTATAAAAGATTATTTTAAAAATTATAAATTTACAACTGAATTTACTTCAGACGATTCTATATTTTTCACAGTTATTTTGAATAAAGATATTGAAATTCATTACGATTTATTCATAGAATGTATTGGAGAAGAAAAAGAAGTAATATTTCTAATATTTTATAAAAAGAATTGTTTGATGACTGGTTGGGATAATGTAAAAGAATCTTTTAAAAAAATAGATAAAGTTTTAGAAAATATATTAAATAAAGGAGAAGTAAAATGGATATAGATGTTGTTAAAAATGACAATATGCTTGATTATAGTAAACTGGATGCTGGAGATATTTTTAGCTTTGTTTATGGTTATGAATGGAGCGATTTTGATAATATTTGTTTAAAATGTAAAAGCGGATATGTTGATTTAACTATTAGTCAATTAGTGGATGAGGATGATTCAAAATTAGAAAAATTAGATGTTGTTAGACATAAACTTATAGAATTTACTATTAAGAGAGGCTAGAATGAATAAATATCCAATAATAGAAAATATTCTAAAACAAATTGAGATTAATTTCTTTAAAGAACTTAGAACAAAAGACTCAGTTGATAGATTCCTTCTAAAACTGGAAGAGTTAGGTTTAATAAAAACTCAAGCTCAAAAAAGAGAATTGTTAGTTGAATTAATTAAAGCCGTTGAATCAGAGAACAGATTCGATCTACAGCAACTTAGTATGGAATATAAGATTATGAGAGATGTTAAAAGCGATCTTAGAAGGATGGGATTAATATAATGAAATATAAAAATTACTATTTTGATTATCATTGTCACGATTGTTATTCTGCTAGAGATGGTGTTTCTCAACCAAAAGATTTAATTAAAAGAGCATCTGAGTTAGGATTCAAGCGATATA